TTGGCTTTGAAAGTAGTTCTGTGATCTATTCTGAGGCGATTGCTGGCTATGTAAGGGAATTGCTTCGCTTATGTTGTTTGAATGGGAGAAATGGCTGTGGTGAGGCTGCAAATGGCTGTGAGGGCTGATGTGTTGGTTGGGGATTAAACTCTATGTTGCAGATAATATTCCTTTAGGGAGGGGGAGGAGGGAGGGAGGGGTGCAACTTGGTTGCGGTTTATTATTTGTGTAAAGTTGAAAGTTGAATTATATTGCAGCCCATGTTACCGGATATGTATTTTATCTACTCGCTGTCATGCGAAGACAGTATATTTTATATTGGTAAAACAAAAAACTTGGCTCAAAGATATATTGGTCATTTGAGTTGTGATGGATCGACAAATGTAGGCAGGCATATTTCTAAGCTTATGGCAGAAGGAAAAAAGATAGTAATAAAATACATTGACTATTTGCCAGATCGTAAAGCATGGGAGCGTGAGATGCAGTTGATTAGTGATTTAACGAGAGGCGGCCAAATATTATTTAATAGTGTTTTTACGTGGCACCCGTGTTGGGATCATGATAAAGTGCCAGATAATTTAAGCAAAAAGCAAATGATTATATTTCTAAAATACCAACAACAAGTAAAAGAATACAACCATGCTTTTAATAACAATATGGAAGGTTGGGAAGAAATGAATTGCCCCGATCATCCATTTAAAATAGTGAGCCAATGAATAAGCCAGAAGAAACAGACAAATTAATTCCAGTGAGGGAATACGCCAAGACGTTTATTAGCCGTCGTGGATTCTCTGTGACTGTTCAATATATCTATAAACTAATTTCTGCCCATAAGAAGGAAGGCAAAAAACCGCCATTTAAGTATAAAGAAATAGATAAGGCGATTTGGATAGTAAAGGATTAAAAGTTTTTTCTTTCTCATTATCAGCTATTTGAATATGATTTGCAACATTTGTTCAAAGATTCACTTGTTTAAAGTTGAAAGTTGAATTATATTTGTTCTCTCAATCGGTTCTTATTTAATAACTTTTAAAAAACTACTAAGCATTATGACAACTAAAAAATTTTCTAAAGAGTTACAAGATTCTTTGGAGCAAAACGGATTCTCAAATAAGATTGAAAAAGCATCAGAATCAATGGGAACTACCTATGTAAGATTTGAAAACCCTATTGATGAAAAGCTGGCCTTATGGCTTAATGAAAAGTATTATAATGATTTTTCATTGAGCAGCCAGACAGATAAAAACCTTTGCATGATAAACACAAGGGTTTACTGCTAACCTCTGTTTACAGTCCCCGAAAGGGAAACCGAGTAGGGGACATAACTAATAACCTTTATTAAACTACTAAAATACACTAAGCAATGAAAAAGAAAATTGATGAATGGGATGCAATAAGCTACCCTGAATTAACAGAAGATGAAAATAATGAGATCAGGAAAGCAAGGCGGCAGGGATTCGCTGTATTTTATCCATGCTTCCCGGATGCTCAAACACAATCACAAAACACATTGAAGGGAGCCAGGGAATTTATTACTTCACAAGAAACTGAAACACCATGAAACGGTCAATATCATTTATCGTTCTTTCTTCTCTTGTCTTTGGTTTATTTTGTGGGGTTTGTTACTCATGTAGGGATGAAAAAAGGCAAGTCGTTAGCGTGGAATATTTTAAGAATGGGCAGATATTAGAGCCGGATTATGCCTGTCCTGATTCAATGATAGTTGTAAATGCGGACAAACTCAATAAGGATATGGCATTAATTGAGCAGGGATTTATTGATGCAACCGACGGCGAAATAGATAGCATTATTCACCTGTCCTGTGAATATTATGAGGGCAGCTATTTAGATCAGTTTACCAAATTAAAAGCTCTTTGCCCTTCATGGGATAGTTTACAGATTGACCAAGCAATTAAAGAAGATTAACCCCTGTTTTAATAACTCTTTAAACTACTAAATCAAATGAGATACTCATATAACGGGAACGACTACGCAAATAAAGTAATTGACGGAACGCCTTGTATATGGCTTCAATATTACGGATGGGCGGCAGCAAAGCCAGCTAAAGACTTTACACCCGGCGAAAAATTCCTTTGGAATAACGGCACGCCTTCAACTTTTAAAAGAATAGTAAAAGAGACGGACAAAACTTTGGTAATTATTGAAGAGTATGAAGGCAAGGAATATGAAAGAAAGTTATTAAAAAATAGACTTGTCGCAATAGGCAAATAATTTTTAAACCATCTACTAAAACTAAAAAAAAATGACACAGACAAACACTTACGCAAAGTATTGCCCGAATGTATGGGTAGCAAAATGCCCTGAAAGACATGAGAAGGGCGAAGTAATACCAGTTACAACACAATACGGGAAGGATAACGATAGTATTGTTTTCAATTTGGTAGCAGAGAAAGACGGATTTTTTTATTACTCTATTGTTCGGGCTGATGGTTATAATGTTCAGGAAAGAGCCAAAGCAAAAGCAGAAAGATATAGTAATTGGGCAGCAAGTGCAGAAAGGAAAAGCGATCAATACTATGAGGCATCAAATGAGGGAAGGGATTTTTTAGCATTGGGCGAACCAATTAAAGTAGGACACCACAGCGAAAAACGTCATAGGGCTTTAATAGAACGCAATTGGAATAGGATGGGAAAATCCGTTGAACTATCCAACAAAGCAGAGCAACACGAAGGAAAGGCCGAATATTGGGCAAGCCGAGCCAATGACATTAATTTGTCTATGCCTGAAAGTATTGAGTACTACGAACACAAATTGGAAGTTGCGAAAGAACACCATGAAGGTTTAAAGTCCGGTAAAATAGCCCGTTCTCATTCATATTCGCTTACCTACGCAAAAAAAGAAGTAAAGGAATTAGAGGATAAATTTAAAACAGCAAAAAAACTTTGGGGCGAATAAAACCTATTTGTATCTAAACTACTAAAACTTAAAATTATGACTACTAAAACAAAATTACCGACAACATTATTGGACAGGGCTTTTGAAGAAAAGCAAGCCGAAATAAATAAGAACTTTTTAAAAGAGTGGAAGCCATTTGAAGAGCTAAATAAAAAAGTCGAGGCAGCTATTTTAAATTACTTCCGAAAAAATATTTGCATTTACCAGCCAACACATGACCCCAAAAGCAAACAACCTTTTGTCATGGTAAGTTCATTTGCCCGGATTGATACATTTTTAGGATTTGCTTACACCAGTTCCGGCGATTATGCTGGCTTATGGGTTTGCAATGGCGGGTATCTGTTTCCCCCAAACAACGAAACACATCATTTTATCGGGTTTGCAATTAATGAACTTGGCGAAGTCATTGGAATAGCTGATGACGAAAACGAAAAATCAATTTACATTAAATTATAAAGACAGTTTTAGTAGTGGGGAGCCTGACGGGTTGCATCCCTCCCCTTTTTTTAAAACAGCAAAACACAGTTCGGAGCTATTGAGCAACTGCCTTTTTTTTGAAAATCTTTTTAAATCAATTATTTATGCAGATAGTTAATATGAAAGAACACGATTTTAAAAAACAAAATCTGTTTACACAAAAGAAAGGGGATTTTTATAAATGTGCTATTTGTGGGTGCGAAGGTTGGAGACAAACGGTAGGAGGATATATTACAGTAACAGAGGCGGAATTTAAAAAGGCTGCATCCTGCACATTTGAGCCACCGAGAGAAGAAATTAAAAGACCTAAAAAGGTACTGCTTGAAACCATGCTTAATATCGGAATAACAGAAGGGATTCATGATGTTGTAGAATGTCCTGATGAATATAAAGACAGATTTGAAAATGATATATGGGTTTATTCCGCCATAAGGAAAGAAGCCGTTAGGATATTAACTAATGAAATCATTGAAAAGGAATTTTAAACCAATTAAGCAACACCCCCTAAATTAACCTATTTATAAATTAACAACTTAAAACCACACAACCGTAAATTATCAATTTGCGGGTAACATTGGCTGAATTGATTTTAAACCTAAATAATGTACAGAACAACTATACATACTCGATTTTTCAGGCTGATTTACAACAGCCCCAAGCGTAGCGATATTATTGGCTGCGTTAAGATCAGCGTCAATAATACCAATTACGCATTTTGGATTAATACATTCAAAGACCTTATTCTTTCTTTCGCCAATATGCTTACAGACATGGCAAGTTTTAGAAGTGTAAGCGGGTCCAACCGATACAATAGGAACGCCACTCAGCGCAGCCTTATATTCCAAAAAAGACCGAAGTTGTCCAAAAGACCAGTTTTCAAGTTTTATTCTAAATTTTTTGTTCCTTCGTTTAGCTGTAAATCGAATGTTGGTCAAATCCTCAATAGAAATTCCTTTGCCTTGTTCTTTGGCAGATTGAACGATTCTTTTTGCAATTGTGTGGTTTTGAATTGTGGCAGTAGTTCGTTCTTTGCCCCTAAGCCGTTTCTGCAATTTTTTAGAACTGCGTGTGCCTTTGCGCTGAATAGAGCTACGAATCTTTCGTCTTTTTTCTCTGTATTGATTGAGCCATTCGGCAGAATATTTTTTACCGTCAGAAGTAACCGCAATATCAGTCAACCCAAAATCCACTCCTATAAACTCTTCCACGTCTTTAATGTCAGTATCGGGAATCTCTACCGTTTGAAACAAATAGAATTTGCCCTTATTAAAAACAAGATCAGCCTCCCCTTTAATGTATGGGAAGTATTTAGGATTGTGGCAAATGAAAGGCATTTTAAGCCTACCACCAGCCGACCAAATAGAAACAACGTCAGACATATAAGAAAGTATTCGGCTATCATAGGTAATGCTCCCAAGAGGTCTGAACGCCCTTTTAATTTTCTTATCCAATTTGTAAGAGTCGGCTACTTTGGATATGCAGCGAACCAAAACCTGTGCGCTAAGTTTAGAAGAACCTTTTATTTTGTGATACACTTCGTGGTGAATCTTAAATTGATTAAAAATCTTGTGCGTCCATGCTATTTCAGAAATATCGTTGCAAACAGCGTTAGCCTCTTTAATAGTTTGAAGCAGGAAATTAGCCTGTTCTTTAGACGGCAAAAGTTTGATTTTCAATGTAAGTTTCAAGACACGAATTTAATTCAAATATTTGACAAAATTAACTAAAAAACTAATTGTATGAAACCACAGCAACAAGAAAAGCATATAGCCTATACACCTTCAAAATTTATTTTATGATAACGCTTTGTTTAATACTTGCAATATGGGATAAATCCTTTGGCAAGCTAAGAGATAAAATTGGTTGTACTATTATTGTAATTGCTATTGATTCAATTTATATTTTACCTTACTTTTTATGAATATTATTGAGCAAATAGAAAGACTTGGATATAAGCGGGAACAAGTTCGTAAAATACCGGAAGACATAAAAGAATTTGACCATGTAGAGTATAAAACTTTTCCTTTGGTTGATACCGATAAATGGAGTAAGGAGAATATTAAAATATCAATTTGGCAAGACTCAGGAATGACTAATGTGATTTCATATAACGGCGAAACATTTTCAAAGTTCCTTCCTATTCCTTTACTGATGCCGTTTTTAACATCTAAAGTCTTGCCGTTACCTTATGGAGTTGGGTTATTTGCAATTACTGATTTACCAAAAGGAATTATTGTAGAAACATTCAGGGGAGAGATCAAACAGTACGACCAAATACCAACTGAATTAAAAAGGTATGCTTTAGATATGTCGGTAAATGATAATGAAGATAAATGGATGCTCGTTACCTCTGATGCAGGGTTAGCAAATCATTCATGTAACCCAAATTGCAAAATTGATGCAGATAAAAATATTGTAACTATAAAGGAAGTGAAACAAGGCGAAGAACTGACATACTCATATAACCGAATCGGCAAAGGTTTCGAAAAATATGAGTGGAAACAAGAATGGAGTTTTGAATGTAAATGTGGCTCAAATAACTGTCAAAAAGTGATTAACAAATATATTTACTAAAGCCAAATAGAAATACAGGAAGTCAAAACGGAGCGTCGCAAGGGACTTTGAAAAGAATTACAAATGCTGATAAACAAAAAAAATAAATCAAAATGAAACAAGATAAAAAAACATATCAAGATCACGTATTCGATTCAGTTGACAAAATAATGGGCAAAAAACAATCGCCCCCGTCGCCTACACATGAAGAAGGGAAGTTTACAAAAGGTGATTGGAAGGCCAGTAAGGTGATGAATTTTTCAGGTACACTGGTTGCTTTTATAGAATCTGGTGATAAAGAAGTCGCTCAATTAAGAGGTTGTACAACTGGAGAGGAAGAAGAAGCCGAAGCCAATGCAGCCCTTATTAGCTGCGCTCCCGAAATGCTGGATATTATTAAGGCTGCTAAAGTCATTTTTGAAAATGAAAATAATTATCCTGATGGAACGGCTGGCTACCAGATAGCAAAACAGGCCAAAGCAATCCTTTCACGCATAAATAAAAAATAAAATGGAAAATCTATTTGAATACGCCGTAATGGTAACAAAAGCTCATGGGTATGACATATTAGCCCACCAAGTAAAAGAATTAAAAGAAGAAAATAAAGCAATGGCAGAGGCATTAAAGGAACTAATTGAATGTGATTATACATCCGGCACTCATTTAAACTGTGCAATTATTAAGGCAAAGGAAGCATTGAAAAACCGAAAACCATACAATTTATGAACCGACTTGCCAAGCTCGCAGACTTAGGAAACTTATTCAATCACTTTAAAAATAATAAAATGACAATTACAGGAAGATTTGTAAAGGCTTTTGGAGGCGTAATAGCAGCCAATGAAGCGATCATAAAACTATGTGGGGATATTATGGACGTAGCAGATAAAAGCGATAAGAAAAAGGAAATACATGATTTAGCAGGAAGGATATTAACGGAAAATAAAAAGATTATTGAAGCATTTGAAGAAGAACCCGCCCCCGCCGAAACAGTAAACTAATTTTAAAAAACATCAAAAACTAAAAGAAATGAAAAAGATTTTTTTAACACTCGTATTGGCCGCTATTATGGCTACTGTTTTTACCTCTTGTTATAAACAAGGGTATGGATGCAAAGGAAATTCAAGGATAATAACCAGAGTTAAATAAAACCACTTACAATGAAAACATTAATATTTCTATTACTCATTTCCGGGGCTTGTTTTTCTCAAAATAATAAAGCAAAGTGGATAGAAGAAATGAAAGTGGATTCTGTATTGCTAACGGTAAAGAAAGCTAAAAAGATAAATGATACTACTTATAAGTACAGGCTAACCGATCAATTTAAATACCGTTATTTCACTTATTGTTCTTGTGTTCATAAAGAAGGAGATGCCATAATGGTTGCCCGTTCAGATATGCAATTTATTGAACCACCTAAAAAACTAAAACCATAAAACAATTCTTAAAACTCATTCCGCTTATCTTTTTTTATTTAGTTGGAGCAATCTTTAAAACTAAATTTCCAAATTGATTTTATGTACTTAGCAAAAAGTAATTCTAATCACCGTCCCTTGTGTCACACTCTTGTAAGTCGTTAAATTTTGGCAAACCAGTGGACATAAATATTGCGTTCATCCAACAAAGTAATTCTTGAGAATATTTAGGACGGTTTTTCTCCCTGCTGTTTCTACAGTGGGGGTTCTTTTATTGGTTTATCTCAAAATGCATTGGATCAAAATTTCTGTCTTTGCCATAAGAGAAAAACCCATGCTTGTAAAATGTATCTACCATGAATTGATATTCGGGTTTTGAGAATTGGGCGTCTTTCCATTTTGTTTTCCATCCGTTCCTTGCAGGATCAAGATCAACAGGCAGACCCCATGCGTGGCGGCTCAGACATGAATAAGCAGTTTTACTATCCCCCGCTTTAATCGCTTTGGCATATTTAGCCTCCATACCTCTTTTTGGCCTCATATTTACACACCCACCGAATAAATCTATGCCCAGCCTTTGAAGTTCTGGCAACCCGTAGTGGGAAAGTAGGTCATTGAAAACGGCCGTTAAATTAGGCGCTATTAGCTTGTGGCAGCTTATTTTTGAAACTATTTTTGATAAGTCCCATGCAATGCGCATAGGATAGGGCAATTGAATTACCGTTAAATTATCGGGATCGCCCGGTTCGCCATATTTTGCTATTATTTGTTGGTCTGTTAGCATAAATTATTTTCTAAGTGTTGCAAAAATTACTGCTGTGTCATTTTGAATTACTGTACAACCTAAAGAATTTGCACCGATCCCCCAAACAGGATTAGGGTCTTGATAACTTGCTCCCATAATTAAATTAGCCCACAAGTAATCAGAATATTTATAACAACTTCCGTCTACATTATATCTCCAATCGGATTGATGACGACAACCGAGGGTATGTCCAGCCTCATGACCGCAAGCGTCGGAAATGTTTTTAGGATTAAAATTAAGCCCTGCACTATTTACAAAAGCAGGACTGTTATCAAACCAACCAAATGAATTGAGATAAGCAACGCCACCCTGATTTTGAAAACCATCGGGCATTGTTGTGGTGATAACTATTCTCCTTCTTTTGTTGACGGGGTAGGAATTAAAAACATTTTCATCTCGTGTAATAAGAATATAAGGATTAAAAACGGCATAATAATTTACAACTCTATCAAAAACCGTTTGCTCTCCTGTTGAATTTAATCCTGATGGCGCACATAAGAAATCTCCCCTCACATTCCACATCGTTCCTGAAACATTATGACCATTAAAGTCCAAAAAGAAACAACCGTTTACAGGAGTTACAACTACAGGCGGCTCTCCCGGCGTGGGCTTAGGCGGTCTTGGTTTACGCCTTGTGTTCTCAGCTATTGAATATTCGTCCATCTGTTTATTTTCCAACACAGAATCGCCCAAGTGTTTTTTCGTTGTGTCGCCTGTTACGGGTGGCACAGGAGTTGTTGGGTTCTTTGCCTTTGGATTACACCCAAATAAAATAGATATGAATGAGATGGTAATTATACTTTTTAAAGCCCACATAACTTTTATTTTGATTGTTGAAAAACTTTAGTACCTTAACACTTGGATAAGATTTCAATAAATAAACGCTATTTCTCCGAGCCTTGTTTCTACAAGGCTTTTTATTTTAATCTCCGGGTGTTCCTGCATCAAGATTAGGCAATGTTATTCCGCTCGCTGCTGCCGATCCTTCCATTGCTTCTTTTAAGCCATCTACAATAACATCATCGGCTTTTGTTTTTGTTTTATCGGTAATATCTTCTAACTGTACGTCAATAACCGGGTAAAGACTTACTAATACAGTTCTATACGCTTTTTCGTCTTTTGCTTTTAAGGCGGTAAGGGCTGCTAATAGGCGTATTTTGATTAAATCTTGTAACGCCTTACTGAACAAGTTTACAAAAAATTCCAACATGGTATTTTATATTTAAAATGTGAATAAACTACTTTTCGTTGAGATACTTATTTACGTTATGTTCCTTTTCTTTTCGCTCTGCTTTTCTGTATCTGTAGTCCTCCATTTCTTTTGCACATTTTATAGCTGCATACAACAAACCAATAACTCCAAGTAGGGCTGAAATAAAATTATTCCAATTGGTTAGGATGCCTATGATATAGGCTGAAAGGCCAGCGACATTGAATATTATTTTCCCGATTTCTCCCATCTTATAGTTACGTAGCCAAGCACTATCATAAACAATACTCCCATGAGGCTTGCCCAATCGTTTGGCTTTATAATGTTTGTTATAACCATGATCAGGTATGCCATTTTCCATACCGCTACCAATATCATTGCCTTTTGAACCCATTTATATCTATCCGGCACACTTAATGCCAGAAATGCTAATAGCACAAAAATCCGCTCATTCATCCAATAAACCTTATCGTACAATTCTCTATCAACTCCAAACAACATCTTACTCGTATAGGCGCATACATTCCATACGATATAAATATTTACAACCCATACCCATCTCTTACTCTCCTTTTTTTGGAGCGGGAGGTGGGGCGTGTGATGGGACTTCGATACTTGTTTCTTCATCGGCTGCTAATTTAACATCATCGGGGTCGCCATCATAAGAAAATTTAATTGAGAACGTCCCATCTGGGTTTTCGTTAAAATCAATTATCAATACATCAATGTTGTGAGCCATTTTTTTTATTTTGGTATGTTATCAATAGTTGGTAAATCTTGCTTGTCTGAAACTTTTGCTTCCGATGTAGCAGTAAACGGTAATTGTTCTGTATCTGTTTTCTTCATAACATCCCCTTCCTCTGTTACGGCTATTGCTCTTGATTGAGATGGTAAAAAAGAAGTTGCAAATACCCCCATGAAAAACGTACCTACATCACTACATAGGTTAATGAATTGTTGACTTGGTTCTACATTGGTATATCTATCCAAAGCCCACGGTAGCTTCCCTGCAAGTGCTAATGATGCTCCAATAATTTTCATTACAAAGAAGAATTTTGGTGACTTTGAGCCAATTCTATTCCATGCTTCCTTAAAAAAATTCAGTAATTGTCCGTTCATCTTGGTTCGTTTTTATTTTACAAATGCAATTTACTCATTATATAAAACACAAGGCCGACTATTATCCCCCATATTGCCCCACCTACTATTACTATTACAGCTATCTTGCCTTGTAATTTGCTTTGCCATAACACCATTGGGGTTATAGTGGTATTGATTAATTCCTGCTGCTTATCTGCTAATGATTTTGCTGCCGCTTCCGTCTTTTCACTTACCGTCTTTAATGAGTTCTCAAAAACTTCTCTTGGTATATAAGTAGCCTGAATACTTCTTAGCCTTCCTGCTTCTCCATTTAAATCACTTAATCTTCTTTTGTATTCCTTCGCTTGTAACTTTAATGACTGCTCTCTTAGCTTTTCAATCTTTTTTATAGATGAAAACTTTTCTTCTACATACTTTCTATACCATTTGTGTTTTGACAACTTTCATTGTATTAGCTGAATGGTACATCTTCTAACCAGTTTGAATAAATTTCAGAACTAATAGTAGTAGAGTCCCAATTGTTTTCTCCTACTTTGTTTGCGGTGAAATGAACAACTCTTACACTCCATGTTCCTGCGGGAATATTTTGATTGCCTACACCTGTATTATTTTCCCACAATGTAATATCTGGGATTTTTTCAATCTGGTAGATTTGAACTCCACTATTTTTTGTATGAACTGTTCCATCAAATGTTCCCCAAATTATATAGGTAAATACCAATATTTTTTCAGGAGGTAAATCGGGTAGTGCCCACTCTAAAGTATTTGGAGCAGGATTAGTTAATGTAATTGTTGCGGCTGCTACTGCTGCGGGGGCAGATGGTTTGCCGCCCTTTTTTGGCTGTACTGACATAGTTTTATTTTTTTTGTTAGAAGATTTCTTTTGCATAAAATATATTTTTGAGTTATTAAAATCAGTCGTCTTTAATGATGCTCTTTCCGATACTTAATTGTGAATTATAAAAAGCAAGTGCCTGTGCATCTACCGCCGCAACTCTTGAAACAATACAAGCATCAACTAAGGCTCTTATGTTTGTGAATATTGTCCTTCTCTCTGCATCGGTGCTTCCCATATTAAAATATTCTGCAAATGTGTTATTGAAAATGTATTGACGGTATATGAATATTATTACTTCACCGGGAACATTGTTGATAGTTACATTAGTTGCATCGGTGGCGGGATTAGCTGCCAATACCTGCGCCCTAAATGCTCTTATCCTTGCCCTACCTGTGCTATCAAGGCCATCTCCTATTTTTGATACTGCCCATTTCCAATGTCGGTATTGAAAAGTTAAATTAGCACTTATACCAGTAAGGTCACATTGACCAAAGATGTTTAGTGAAAAGATTATGCAGATTGATAAAAGTATTTTTTTCATTTTAATTAACTATTGGGTTAAGAATTATAAAGCTTGAGCCATCATAAATTAGCATACACCACATCAAAGCTAAAATATCCCCCGTTGCAGTTGCGGTGCTTACTCTTTTATTTATTGTCTTTACTCCAAGTCCATTTACACTTATGGTGCAACCTGTAGTATTAGCGGTGTTTGCCCGAAACAAAACTATCATGCCTGTTGTGTACGATGCTGGTATTGGGCTTGCAGTGATAACATAACTATCATTTGCCCCGGCATCTAGTCCTACGTAATAGGTAGACTTATTATTTAATGCAGTTTGGGTAGCATTGCTGATTGGTTTATTTGCATCACTTGTGTTGTCTGCGTTTGGTAATCCAACATCTGCTTGAGTAATACTTATGTTTGCATTTAATGCCTTCCCATTTACTGTTAATGTATTTGGAACAGGTGTAAAACCAAGTGAGTTTTGTTTTGCTGAAAGCCCACTATTTGTTTCATTTCTTAATACCTGTGCTGAATCTTTCAATCTTATTGGAGTAACGGAGGTTGATGTTGCAGAATTTCTATAAGTAATAATCCTTGCTGTATCTCCATTTTCTTTAAGTGCTAAAATAGTATCAGCAACAACTTGCGAATTTGCTATATAAGAAAAAAACAACGTTATTAATAGGAATAATCTCATTTATTTTTTAGTTGACTTATTTCTTTTTTTAGTAATTCAATTTGCTCTTGCTGTTGTTGAACAGAACGCACCAATAGGGGAATTATATCTTCCTTATTTATTCCTAACTTCCCAGTTGAAGGCGTTAGAAATACACTCCCCGGTAATACCTGTTGAACTTCTTGTGCAATGAAACCTATTTGTCTTCCTTCTCCATGATTTTTCCAACCATCAATAAATTCAAACGATACTGGCTTTAACCTCATCAACTCATTCAATCCGTAATCCAATGGCATGATTGAGGTCTTAACTGTCCGGTCGCTCACTGGCGCTGACAAAACACCGCTGGCATCTGCTAATACAGCCCTATCACCAGTTCCAGCTAAATTTAAAGCTGTAATAACACCACCATTTGAAATCTCAATTCTTGCGGTGTTGTTTGTTCTTATGGTAAACTTATGGTTGCTATACGTTCCTACAATGCCGTTGCTGCTCTCTGCTCCAAAAAATACCTCTGTTGAGGCCGGGCCGAGTCCGGTAATGTATGTTGCTGAACCTGCATTTGTAAATCCAATTTGTGCAACTCCTGCAAAAGAAAAAGCCGCTCCTGCATCACCGCCAACTTGTAATGTTGTTTGGGGGTTTGCATCTCCCATGCCCACTGAACCAGTAAATAAAGCCGCAATATTAGCTGTTGTTGCTCCTGATGCCGTGAATGTAGCTGCGATATTTGTACCCGATGTAGCGTTGGTATTTGTAACTCCAAATTCTGCCCCAATAATAGTTTGTGCGTTACTTGCATTTGCTCCGCTTCTTAATATTCTCAATCCTCTGCTATTAGTTAATTGCGCTGTTCCTGTTACAGCAATATCATGTATAATACCACTTGTTAATGAAGATGAGTTCCATAATTCAAGAGTTCCTGTTGTTAGCGAATTGGCGGTAGTTGTTTGAAATGTTTCTGTATTAGAACTAACCGTCCATGCGTTTAATTCCCCATCATCAAAGGTTAAACTTTGCGTTCCTGTTGGATTTGTTATTCCATTCCATGTTGATGAACCACCCGCTACCGTAGTCCATGAAGTAACACCACTACCATTTGTTGTTAATACTTGGTCTGCATCTCCATCATTGGTTGGAAGGGTTAATGACCATGTTCCTGCTGCTGCTGCGGGTTGAATAGTTACTGTACCAGATGTGTTACCAGTTAATGCAATTGAACCTTTATTTGTTCCTGCTACGCCAAGTGTCATTAAACCATTGCCAGCTAGAGACATTAACTGAAAATTAGTGGCACTATTTACACCCCATATACTATATTCAGCAACTCTTGTGGCATTAGCGGCTGTTGTTAGTTTTGATACTACTTGGTTTGAAAGATAATTAGTACCATTATCAGCTTCATTATAAAAATCTAATGAGCCGCCTATACCATTTGCCGCAGTTCCGCTTGTAGCTCTAACTAATTCCGCTACTGTAACAACAGAATTAGTGCTTGAATAAGTGGCGTTCATTTGCACCGATGTAACTCCCGTTGATTGCGTACTAAGTGCGACACCACCATTATCACTATGTATATATGCGCCAATACCAGTAGTTGCTTGCGCCTCCAACCCATAAGTACCGCCGCTTGATTGAGCGAATAACGCCGTTCCGTTTGTAGAAGTAAAATATGCCGTTATACTTGATGCACCCGATGTCTCTCCATATACTGCTCTATTCTGTGCATTTGTTCCTGTGTGTGTATTGGAAAAATAAGCAGCGTAAGATATTTCGTTATTATTTGCATTCGCCCCACTTAGACTTGCGTTTAATAATTTTTGAGTCCCTCCCGTCGCTGCTGTTGAAGTAGATGTTATTGATATTGCAGGGTCACCAGCTAAAGTATTTGCAGTAAATAAAACAGTATTTGCTCCAAGTGTTAATGTTCTATCTGTTGATACTGTTCCACCCCATACTACCGCACCACCTGTTTCATTAAGACCTTCGCTGAATGTATATGTTGTTCCTGCTGATGCTGTTTTTCTAACTATCTGTCCAAATGTAGGGGATAATGCAACTGTATCTATTCCTAATGCTACAATACCTGCTCCACTATTGTATGGAATAGTGCCTGCAAAAATTCCACCTGATGCGTCTAATGTTAATTCATCAGTAGATGTTATATTTATTGCCTTTGTCGTCCCTAATCTTATACCGTTTGTTGCTGCCGTGTTGTCAATTTCTATGAATGAGTTCTCTGCCCCATCTTCTGAAAATAATTGAATTAATGCTTGGTGATAAACCCTGAATTGTGTGTTTCCTAATTCTAAGGCATTAAGGTCATCGGGAGCAAAAAGGTTTGTTGAAGCCTGCAATACTGTTAATCTTTGCCCATTTGTTGCTTGGTCATAAACTCCAAACTCTCCTGCTCCTGTTGATAATCTTGGGTAAATATCATAAGCCCCTTGATCGGTTAATTGAAAACTATTCCCATTACCATCAAATGCTCTTGCTCCTGTACTTGAATTATCCTGTACTCCAAATAATGAATCTGTATTGCTTCCACCGCCTGCTGCCATTGTAATTATATTCCCTGTTGCATCAAATCCTAATGCTCCAACTGCTGTTCCTGAAAAAGAAGTGGTAAGCAAATATTTACTCCAATTCCATTGACCTGTTTGAAGAAGTGTGGCTTGAGTTGCGTATGATTGAAGTGTTGTTCCGCTTGAACCCGCTACTGCTGTTTGGAAATTAATTACACTCCCTGATGCCGAATTACCTGTTCCAAGTCCTGAACCAATAGTTAATGCGTGACCTGCTTGGTTTGTTCCTGATTCACCGCTTATTCTCCATGATACATCTGTTGCTTCTGTTCCTGAAACTCCAACACTTCCTAAATAAAAACTATTGACAACATTTGTTCCTTGAGATGAACCTACGACAAATTGATTGGCTGCTGTGCTTGCTCCAAAATATCCAAATACGATTGAGTTATTATGTGCAACCGTTACGTTCTGTCCAAACCCTATACTTTGATTTCCTGTTATTGCTCCATCTTTTCCAAGTAGTATTGATGAAGTAGCTGATGCAGTTGTTCCCCCAATGGAAATATTTGTTGAGCCTCCACTTCTTGAAAAATAACCAAGAGCAATACCACCTGTTGAACTTGATTCATCCCCGATAGCCGTACCATTGTTTCCTGTTACTGTTGAATAAGCCCCAACTGCTGTTGCGGCAACTCCGTTGGCTATTGCATTTAATCCATATCTTTCTGATAGGTAATAAGCATCGGTTGTTGAAGTGATTCCACCTTTAATTGATGCTGCTCCAAGTATTCTATAATTTGCGGGTTGGTCAAGTGAATATTGATTCCAAATGTAAAGGCCTGAACTTCCACCAAGAGCCTGATTAATTCCTCCTTGCAACTGAATCCAATCAAGTCTAAATGCTTGTGAAGAAATAAATGGTGATGCAAGAGGTTTGATAACTACTGAAAAGAAAATTGAATCTGTGAAAACCCAATTCGCCATTGGTATAGCAGCCACAAAATAAGAACCTGTTGTCGCCTGATCGAATCCGTAGGAATTATTTGAGAATATTACAGAGTTGGTTACTTTTGTTGCTCCACGATAAAAAGAAATATCTAATCCTTGCCCCGTTACCCACGCATCGGTTAATCTTATGTAGAATTTAAAAACATCAAACTGACCATTTCGCATAGTGTCAGTTGTTGTCCATGATATTTGAGATGTTGAACCTGTTGTACCTGAAACTAAATCTGATTTTGTTAAATGGAAAGGAAAGAATAAATTATCTCTATCACTTGTCCATGCTGTTGCTGCCCCGTTCCATTCTGTTGGAGTTCCTAAATTTTGATCGTAAATAACAGTTTGCGTTATTCCAAGTTGCGTTGCTGTTGTTGCCCCCGCTGGAACTAAAAAAGTAACCAATGAAAGTTGAGACGCAGGATTTACCTGTGGTTCTTGGGGATTAGCTGATGGTGTTCCCTGCAAGACTGAAACAGTATTATTTGTATCAACAATTATTCTATCAAATCTTCCAAAGGTTGCATCCCCATTGGCTAATGTTACTTGTGATAAATCAGTATGAAAAGCCCTACATCCAATAGTATAATCTGCTGCTGTAACATCCATTACTAAATTAACTGTTGGATTAGCTGCTGTAACTATACCCCCACTTAATAAATTATTACAACCTCCAAAAGCATTATTTACTGTTACAAATGTGTTGTTGTTGTTAAATGGAATGGTATCACAGCTCCCCGACGCATAACATATAATTACAAGACTATCATTATAAAAGCTAAATGAAATAATGTCTCCCGCTCCTGCTCCACCAACTCCCACCCATCTTGTCTTAACTTCGTTACGTTTCCAAAACAAACCATCACTTGTAGTTCTAATCATTGCTCCCGGTGTGTATTTTACATAGGGAACTGCATTTGCTGCTGTGGTATCAACGAAAGGTGTAGCAACTAATACCGCTTGCAATCCACCATTGACGGGAACTTTTACAAGTGTTGTTTGTGAACCAAGCCCCTGCGTTATGGGGTAAGTGGTTTGTGATTTTGCAAAAAAAGCAATCGTTAGAAATAATAATATGGATAATATTTTTCTCATCGTGTTGGTAATATTCTGAATAACTCGGTTAATTGTGCTGCTCCAAATGGTGTTGAATCGGCTAATAGCGTAAACAAGCCCGTCGCTCTATCCCATGAATAGTAAGTACTGAATCCATCCAAAGGAGCAGTTGTATTTTGAGTGATATTGTTTCTTGTGAACTGTATATTGTAGCCAATAAACTGAGAAAGCGTAACTGATAAATCCCCTTCTTTTAAAGGCGTACTGTCTGCTGTAATTTCCCAATCTAATGGATAGGGCAAAGTACCTCCTGCTGGTGTTGGTGTAACACTACCGCCGCCATCTCCATCAATTATTTGTTGTGCTTCTAATTGAAATTTTCCGCATAACCAATAAAGATAATTTGATGTTGAACGAAGGGAAGCATCTGTTTGCGCACCACCGTCATAACCCCATTCCAAAGCATCGGTAACAAAGGCAATTTGAACAGGTGGCGTTGGCTTAATAACTGTACCACCAAATAATCCTTGCCTACTTATATAGTTGGCAGATAAGTATGTTGAAACCTTACCTAAGTCAATAATATCCGCTACTGATAAAATGGTTGCCATTTAAAAAAAGTTAGCCTGATTTTGTTGCATAAATGTTGCTCTATTCAAACAATTTTGAGAGGCATTTATATCAGCCCCAATTTCTACTGCGTTAATTGCTCCAATAATATTCATCCAATAAGTTGCGATATTTGAAAAATAATTTGTGTCCTGTATAATACTCGGTGTCAGGGCTTGATTTTGGATTAAATAGTAAAAGAATTGCTTGTTGAATTGTGGCAGGCAAAAGACTTGAGTAAGTGATTCCACCACTACATTTGAAACATTCAGCCAATCAACACGAATACTTAATGCTTGGTCTGTTGTCAAAATACTCCATGTGTCGGAAGAATCTGCCAATGCCCATTGTTCATAATCAGTTGTAGTTCCTGATTCAACTAAAAACTCCCCACTTGTTGTCTGAAAATATACACGGCGTTGTGTTATTGTCCCCGTTATTGACGTTGAAGTGTCCGCAACCGTAACGGCTTCGGGTGAAATAGCAGACTGGCTAACCGTAAAGGCTGGTGTCATTTTGGATGTTGGGCGTTTATCAAAATTAGATAATAATTCTGTTTATATTCAAAGTTATTTTTATTGGTCGTTTTCAATGGGGTTTTCGTCTTTTATTCCTTGCTTAAATTCATTGAATAATTCATCAAATTCCTGTTGGTTTTCTGTCTTTCCTTTTGGTAAAAATTGGGGGTAATCTGAATAGAATTTCCTTAATCCTAACAGCCTTCCATAGTCGTATAAATAGTCAAGTACCCTCTTTTTAGCTTCATCGTCTTTTAATTGGCTGTACCTTTTACCAAACCCGTCAATGATTGCCATGTCATTGATATATGGCTCTACCAATCGTTTTCTTTCCTGACCTACATACTCTTGGAGTCTTTCGGATTCTTTGGTATTAAGTTTCTGCCCATTTAGCGTCGGGGAAATAGCAGGGGGTAAAAATCCTGCATCATTGGTTCTTAGGAAATCGTCATAGAGTGGCCTTGCAAATAATTGTGGATCGGCTTTAGATATACCAAACATTCTGGATAATATATTGCCTCCCTTTGGTTGTTTTTCCCCCCATAAGTTTCTCTTGTACTTTATCTGGACATCAAATAATTTTCTATACAATACTGACCTTTGAGCAAAGTTCTGATTGACGGTATCTAAAAAAGTATCTCCTTTTGATGTAGGTACTTCATCAAGTGCTGCTCTATTAAGTTGTGCAAGTGATGCAGGTTGAATAATATTTGTAAATAGATTTGTAGTGTTAGTAAAGTATCTATTCAAATCTCCTTTGCCAAACCAATATTGAAGCAATGATGAACTGTTGCCAAATACTCCGTTCTCTAATTCCTGCAATCCTTGTTTTTCCATACCACCCAATACCACATTCCAAAACTCATCCATGTTTTCTCTTTGTTCGGGAGTTAAATCTTGGTGTTGCTTTGCTATTTGATTTGCTAACATTCCGAATTGCCCTAACCATCGGTTTGAAACTTTCAGGTTTCCTATCTGCATCGTTCCCTGCTTATCAAAATAATTTACGGCTTCTCTTTCTTTCTTTGGGTCATCATCATCTAAACTTGGAGTGAACAATCCTTGTTGAACAAGTGCAATAACTGCGGCTCTTGTACCCATTCCCACAATAGCGTGGGCAAGCCAATACCTTGCTTCCCTTAGTTGAAGTTTGGATTTATTGACATCCCCTTTTTTTGAGGCAATACCCGACCTTGCACCATGAACCGTTGCTTGGAGTATTGCTATCTCTGGATTAAGAAGATTATACATACTCCAAAAGGCATTGGATGGAATTTTTATGTAAGGTGAAATCGTTAATGTTTTTGCAAGTGCTGCTGCTCCGGTATCTTTCCCACCAAACAGTTTTCCGAATGCTGCCGATATTACATCGTTGAGTAAATTATCTTGCTGAAAGGTTGAACGCTGTCCCTCTTTCTCCATTACTTGTTTTATGTAATCTGCTTTTTGTCCTGCAACTGCATCACCCAATCCTTGTGCTTTATATGCACGATAGGCTTCCTCTCTTGGAAATTCCATGAACAGTTTTTTGTCCATTTCTTTTAGCCCAAGTGATTTTGCAAACGCTGCACCTTGCGCCCCACCTGCCGCAAATCGTTGTGGCTTGTCACCAATGTTAAGCATCCTTGCTACTGCTTCGGCAGGAATACCAACCGTCCCTTGCAGCATCTTATCTATCTTCTGCCTCTTAGTTAATTTTTTCTCCCCCTTGAATGATGCCCATAGTTCACGCAAAGCCTTGAATGGGCGTATCTGTTCAGAATAAAGTTCTTTTTGAGTATAGTCGCTTCTGTTTAATCCCGTTAGTAATTGCTCTGCGGCTTCTTTGCCACCTACACCAACCATTTCCCAAAAATCTTTTTGGGTTTCAAATGTATTATACTCTTGTTCGTAGTTCTTATCAATTAGTTTTATACCTCTATCCGCTAAATCATTTATGACTCCAACCGGAAATCTTACACCTGCTTGGTTCATAATGTTGTAAACCGGGTTATTGATTAACGAAACTATCCCAAGTGTGTTTAACTGCATGATACCCGTAATCCTTCTTATAATGTCAGGCTTATTAAAGAACATATCGTTTAACACCCGTGTTGCTTTTGCTGTTCTTACCTGTTCGTCCCTATATGCCTGAAACGCTGCGGGCGTTCTTTCTTCCCTTGCTCTGTTTGCTGCTTCTTCTAATTTATTTGTTTGGGCAACGAGTTCTTTCATTCGGTTGGCTTCTTCAACTGATAACTCAGTTCTTCCAACAACTCTTGCGATTATATTTTTAAAGTCCTCGAAATCCAATGCCCCATTTTCTATAAGTTTTTTATGGGCTTGCCTGATAACATCGTCCTTTTGATCTTCGGTTAATCCTTTTAATTTTTTTCTGAACTTATCAAGCACCTTCGCTTTTAAATCTTCGTCTGAAATCTTTTCTTTGGGTATTCTGTCTTTGAGTTTTTCTTCCCATTCTTTTCTGAATTTTTCTTTGTCCCACGGAGCAGTACCCATTTTTTCAGAAATAAAATCAATAGCATCTTGGACAAGTTCGGCAACTTTTTCTCCTGCATGATACGCCTTTCTCATTCCTTCAATAGCGGCATCTATGAACGGCTTGGGAATTATGGTTGCGTACAAAGCATCTTTACCTTTTGCATCATCGAAAAACTTATCGGCTTTATCTTTCCTTGTTTTCCTTGCTTCGGCTCTTTCTTTTTTGAGTTCTGTTTTTACTTCCTCTTTAAACAGTTTTTCAAATTCTGGTTCTTTAACAAGTTCATCAAAGAACTCTTTCCATGATTTATCTTTTGGTTTTGCCCACTCTTCAAAGTTTTGTTTTCTTTTTGCGTTCTCAATCATCACAACACCTAATGGAGATTTTTTATAGAAGTAATTTATAGCAGAACTAAACCTTCCCCCTTTTCTTCCTGCATTGTCATACATGATACCAACTTCTGCAAACTGCTTTGCTGCTTCAAGTTTCTCTTGTGGCGTTTTTGCGCTTGCTTCTTTTTCTGCTAACCTATTTAATGATTCTGCATAGATGAGTGAATTAACATCTCCATCAAACTTTTGCGCCTCTGCCAAGTTTACGGCTTCATCAATACCCAATTCATCAATTACCGATTTTGCTACCTGATGGGCTTCTTCCTGACTTGCTGTTTTATACTCAAGTCCTTCTTTTTTGAAACCCTCTCTTGCTGATTCAGGAATATTTTCGGCAGTGTACAAATGATTCAGAACACCCTTCTTTTGCCCACCTTCGTTTTCTTTTCCTGATGCCTCTACTGTGGGCGGTTCTTTCGGGGGTTCTGCTCCTTGATTTTCAACTTGTTCTGCGCTTTTTGAAGGTTCAGTAGCTCCCTTTTTTGTTGATGGCTCTTGGACTGAGGGGATTGATTCAGGGCTTTCAGAAGATTCTTTGGTAATGGTTTCATTGGTTATTTGTTTTGGGGGAACGGCTTCTGTTGGTTTAATTAATTTATCAAAAATAGTTTTGGCTAAAAAAACTGCATCTGTTTTATCTGGTAAGTCTTTGGCAATATTGTTAAGAGACTTTTTAATTAAATCCTCTGTTGATATTCCGAGTTCTTGTGCTTTTTTATTGGCAGCACTTAACATCGTTAATGATTCAACACTTGGTTCTTTACTTTTTGAAAATTCAAGCAATGGAAGTTTTAATGAACGAGCAATATCCTGAACGTTTTCTGCTTCTTCAATTAAACGAACTTTTGACGCTAAGTTGGATATTTCGGCTGCATCATACAATCCGTTCTTATCAAATCCGATTCCGAAAAATTCATTTTGTTGCGCTTCGGTCAAAGATTCTTCCATTTCCTTCATCACTCTATCCGCTTCCTTTGCATCTTCCCTGCTTGAAGTTGGGCTATTTGAAATTCGTCTTGCTTCCTTGTACTTCCTTGCGCCTTCTTCACCAAAATACTCCTTCTCAAGATTCTTACCATACTCCATTACCGTGTTGCTATACTCATATAGTTCATCGCTGCTTAATTCATTTATTGGTTTACTTGGTTTTGGAAACTTACTCACTCCTTCTCTTTCAGATACAGTAGATGGGGATTTAATTTCAGATTCGATAACGTTGGTAAATTCTTTTTCCATTGCGTCCCAATCGCCTCGACCAGATATACTACGGTCATACTCTTGTTCCCTTCTGTACTTATCAACGGCGGCTAATAAATTCTCGTTACCATTTTCTTTTGCATAAGATTCTACTTGTTCAACCAAATCCCCGAATGAACCAATATCACCATTATCATACTTATCATATAAGTCTTTTAACGAAGATGGTTTTTCTTCTGACGTAACTTCGGTTTTATTTTCATCACTTAATTGTTTTAAATAAGCGGCCTTATCTTTTGGGATAGCCCCCTTAGTTCCATCTTCAAATTCAACTTTCACCATTGAATCTCCAATACTTTTACCGATAGTCTTAATCTTCTTTTCAGGTCTTTGTTGGTCTGCTGGTAAAATATCTCCAACTTCCCATCCTGATACAGTAGATGTCTTGGATGGGTCGGTTACTTTTTCTTCCGTTTTGATTTCTGTTTTTTGCGAGGACGGAATATCTTGAATCGTGGCTTGTTGGTCATTTAGTTTGGATTTTTCTTTTTCAAAATCTTCTTTTGCTCTTTTCTTTTTTTCATTGAGTTCTTTTAATTTGATGCGGTTTTCTTCTGACTCCCTTCCATCTGTTTTTTCTATTTGTGCATCAATTTTTTCAAGTTCTAATTTATGGTCAACCTCTAACCTTTCCAGTTCTATTTTTGCTTTCTTTTGTTCTTCGATTTCTTTTTGTTTGGATTCGGGAACAATTTCTTCCGATGTGTTTCCTTTTAAAATTTGCTCCTTTACACTTTTTGCATCTTTGGCTTTTTGGATGTACTGTTCTTTTAAATTAGTGTCGGTTGTAGCTTCTGCTTTTTTCTTCCAAATGTTTTCAACTACTCCATGAAGAACGTATTTATCTTTTTGTTTTTCTGAAATGTTCAAATCTTTTACATCATTATTTATCCCTGCTGCTACATCAAGATTTCTTATTGCCTCTGTTTTTTCAGGTGCGGATTGCGGGTCAAGTGCTATATCATCATGCATCTTCTCTTTAAAGTAGTCTCTATTCTGTGCTGCCTCTCTTAATGTTCTTGCTGTTGTTTTACTATATTTACCATATACTGCTGCTGCACTAAGGGGAGTTGCAGCTAATAAATTAACTTTAAAACTTTCTGTGGCTTCATGCGCTGCATCGTCAAAACTTACATCTCTTCCGCCAAAAGCTGCATCAACTCCATTATGAAATACATTAAATGCTCCTAATACCGTTGCTGTTTTTACATTGCCTTTTGCAAGGTCGGGTACATATTTCTTTAGAATATCTTCTCCAATTTTTAATGCGGTTGTTTTTGCTGTGGCTGCATCTAATTCTTTATTAGAAAATTTATTTATTAGCCCACTTATCTCTTTTGAAAACTCGCTTTTAGCATTACCTAAAATATTTTTAGGAAGTAAATATTTTCCCGCAAATACATCAAACCCTGTTGTTAATGCAGTATAACCCGCTTGCTTTAGTTTATTGTCAGGGAACATTCTTAATGCAGCATCTTCATTAATACCTCCAAACGTTAATGCGCTTGTCACTAATTCAGGAATCTTAGCTTCGCCGCCAAGTATCATTGGCACTACAAAACCAGTGAGATGCCCAGCCCCTTGAAACGCCTTACTTAAATCTCCTTTGGCTTCGACTGTTGGAGTTAAATATTCTCTGTTTATTATATCATCGGTTCTTGCTTTGGTATCAAATTGAATCGGGTTGGCTGGATTAAGATTTACTATATCTTCTACGGAATGAGCCATGCTTCTTACTGTATTCTTATAGCTATCTTGAAGTGAGCCAAGATAATCTGTTGTTTGTATTGGCGCATCACTGGTAAACGCAGGAATGAATGTATTTCCGAATCCACGAAGTATTGATTTGCCAACTCCAACGTCAGGGCGAATTTCTTTTTGATATATTCCCAATTCTTTTTCATCCAACTTCCCATCAGCCATCATATCTGACACCAACCGATCTAATCCTTCTTTACTTGGTATATCTACAAGTAACCCGCCTACTCCTTTATCTTCTCTATATTGTCCTATTTTTTGAGATACTATTTTCTTTGCTAATGTTGGGTATTCATCAAATAACTTTTCATTCTTTTCAATCCATTTTTGTTTTAATTCAGGATTTTGTTCGGCCATCTTAACCACATCTTCGTCATATAAAAAATCCATCATCTTTGAACCAACAACCGATTCTAATTTCTTTCTTGACACAAGTGGCTTTTGCAACATTCTCGCTGCATCTTTATCACCTTGTGATGCGGCGTACCTTAATGCAGCGTCTTCGGTTATACCATATCGTGTTACGGCTGCTTTTTTATTTCTATCTTGTTGGTAAATATCAAATGCTTTCTTCTCTACGTTATCTTTTAATGATTCGCTAATGTCTCCCAAATCAAATTCATCAAGGGTTCTACTTGTAACATCTTCTGGTTTTCTAAATGTTTCTTGTGTTATGTTAGTGGCAAGTTCTTTTTTAGGACGAAGTTTTGCTTGCTTCTCTACAAGTCTTGTAGTTAAATAATCTTTTGCTTCATCTGCTGTCTTAAATGGAAGTTCTCTTTTTTGCGTTTGGGCTTTTTGCAAATCAGCAAGCATTGATTCTTTTGATTCGCCATCTCCTGTTGCTAATGAAAAATCAATCCCCTGTTTTTTTTGTGATGGTAATTTTGATTGAGTAGGGGAATATTGCTTTCCAAATTCTGCGAAGGAGCCTAACGAAAAACCACCATATTCTTTTTTTTTTTCAAGTCCGGGCAATTGTGGTTTACCTCCCATTCCCGGAAGTTTTGGCTTAGGCTTTGGATCACCAGTACCCTCATCAATATCTTGTTCTATATCTATAAATTCCTCTGCCATTTATTTTTGCTTTATTCCATACTTTTTAATATACGCTTCTTTTGATAACCCAACCGCTTTCGCTGCTTCTGTGATTTCCTGTTCTGTGTAATCGTGACTTTGATAGTTATACGTAATTCCCTGTGGCTTATTTCCACTTTGTTGATTCTTTGGCGTTCTTGTTCCAACCGGGTTTTGCATTGTTTCTATGAATTTAACATCAATACCCGGATTATTTGTTTTTACATCTTGGATGAATTGTACGAATGGTTTTTGTACGGCTACTTTTTCTACAGGGTCAAAATATGTGAACACTTGTGTTTGTGGATTGTAAAGAACTTTATTTGAATATAAAGACGTTCCTTGTTTTGTTCTGTTTAATGCTACACCTTTTAATGGTTGGGTAATGTCATACTGTCCATCGTCTGTTACTGTATAGCTGCTTAAATCAAATGGAGTGTTTGGCGAAACCCCTCTAAGGAATAATCCAAGTCTTATGTTTGATTGCTTGAATTTTTGAAGGTAATCTTGTTTTTCTTGCCACAATTCTACTTTCTGCGGTTTCCCTGTTACGGTTGGTTGTAATTCTTGGAATACTTTAGCTGCTGCATAGTCGGACATTGATTGCGGCTGCGTCCCAAACGCATTGAAAAAATCTTTTTCAAGTCGCCCCCTTGTAACAGGGTTATTGAAGTCTTCCTGAACGGACATTGCAAACCCGTCATTGCTATCATACAGGTCATGCGCCCTTGCCGCTATTGTCTGCCTTGCGCCAATATCAAATTCTTCATCCACATATTTCATTCTATTAAACTTGTCGCCGGGGATATTTTCAAATCTCGCTGCGCCGGGAGTACGTTTTATATCTTTAAATAAATCTATTGTCTTTTTGGGGTCATACTTCACTTGGTTTTGAGACATGAATTTTGGAAGGTCGAGTTCGGAAAATTTCTCATCCCATATTGGAGTGTCTTCATGTTGAGTGTATTCATTGAACCAATCTTCGGGGGTGTTTCTTCCAAGTTTTTGTCTTTCGAGTCTTATCTTATTAAATGTCTCTGCTCTTGCTGTTGCATTTTTACTTTTACTTACTCCACCTAATGTATCACGAAACATTTTTTCATAGTTGTATGCTTCGGGAGTTCCGCCTTTTCTTATTTTATCTTTGTTGGCTTTGTAGTAAGTTTTCATGTCAATCACTTTCGCATCTAATCCCGGTCTATCAATATCCCTCACCCCTTGTTCATTCATCCTATTGATACGGTTCATTTCATAGGCATCTAAGGCTTCTTCTCTTGCTTGTTTTCTTTGCAAGTGTTGGGCATAAATATTGACACTTGGTTGAGAATTTAATTCAACTGCGCCAAAGGTGTAAAGATTGGATGGATTGTGAACTGCCATTACTTTCCGTAAATTTTATTTAGCATCCTTGTTTGGTCGTATGATTGTAAGCCACCCGCAACATTACCTATCCCTGCATTACCGACCTGATTACCGCCAGCCGCTTTCATCGCTAACAAATTATATTTTCTTTCAAATGGTTGTTGTTTGTTTATATCAAATTCCTTTGCCTCTTCGTTTGCTTTTAATTGTGATGCCTGACCTACCCTTGATAAATCTTGACGACTTATATCTTCTGCCGTTGCGCCTGCTTTTAATAAAGCATCGCTATTCCGCTGAACTAAATCATTTACTCCCGCAAGGGCTTGTCCTCTTGATTGTAATGTGCTAATTCCTGATGCCATAGTTCTATTCCCTAATTTTTCTTGCATCCTATATAAGTCTGTATTATATGGATTGACGTTATACTTTGCCAATGACTTATTGTAATAATCAAGAATAGATTTGTTTTTAGTGTACGTTGGAGATTCTAATTTTTCTAAAGCCTTAGTTGCTTTGTGCTGTTGAATCCAACCGCCGATTGTTTGTGCGAGGCCAACCGCCGTTTGGCCGATAGCTCCCCACGGCGTTGATCCTGCGGCTGCTCCGCCAAGTCCACCACCAACCGGATTTTCACCTACGCCCATTTCAAGTTTTGGCAAAAAATCTATTCTCATATTAATATTGGATTTATGTTACCGTTAATGGACTATCAACAAATTTACAACTTACCATGTTTATACTAATTAAATCTGACGCATTTTGTCTTCTTAATTTTACTTTTAGCCAATTACCTTTCATTATTTGTCCGTTCCACTTGCCTCCATTCGTGTTGCTTGAGCGTTTAATAGAAGCCGAAAACATAGATTCGTAATTTGTGAACTCTGCTGCTGTAATATCTGTTAATTGTGCCGTATTATTAAACGCCATAACGTTGCTTGTGATTAAGGGACAGTCCCAAACTTCCGTAGATACTAAATTAACAGATTGCCATGTTTTCTTTTCCAATCCCGGCTTTGAAAACACAGGAGTAATATTGCTTTCATAATCTACTCCAAAGAATGAATTGTATCTCGTATTATCATGCGTCCACAAAGCACCATCTTTGAAGCTAATAAATAAATTACCAAGCGTTACCATCATTTCAGGGTGGAGCGACCAAAAGCTACCAAAACAAGGTCTGTCTTCGCCACTGTCGCTTCCCTCTACAAAGTTTATAGTTTGGGCTTCGCTGTCATCTGTCGCTTCTACTGCAAGAATGTAATCATTTAGTTTTTGATCGAAACAACCGTAACAAAAAGAAGTTGTGCCGTTTCTTAATGGTAACTCTTCGCTTGCCCATGAATTTACTTTATATAGAACTGAAATTATATGTATGCCGTTATTTGACCATCTCCAAATTAATCCTCTTCGGTTATCTATCCCGTATGCTGACCAATTAAAAAATGCTACCGCTTCCGGGCAATCCCCTACTCCAACTTGGTCAATATAATATTGAACTGTGTTTAGTAATTGATCCGATGCTGTTAATTGGCCTGTCTGGTCAACAGTTTTAACAATCTGTAAATTTATTGGTACGCTGCCTATTTTTAATTGTTGCCCCAAGAACATATACTGATTAATGATCCACATCTTTAAAATGCCTCCAAATACCCTATTGTAATCTTGAAAGTTGCCGGGGTAGAATCTTGGTAGGTTATTAATCGTTGTGTTTGGTTCAAACTCTTGCCCAAATCTTACGGTTGCCGGATAATAAGTTTGCGCTGCATTTACTTCTACTACTTCTGCCCTTCCATTCCCATTTACTGCACTCACGTAAAAATCTGAATAGTTAGCATCGAATAACAGAAGATTTGTGCTTGTTACTGTTGGCACAAGCCGGGTGAACATATTCCTGCTCCTGTAATACATATCTCCATTTACAAATCTGAATGTAGCGGGTTGGCTTACTGTTTGGTTTTGTAATTCTCCCATGTGAAACCCGCCTGTTATATCATAGAATTGAGAGAACTCCCAATAAACTGTTTTGTCTTCTGTTACATTGTTTGTTATTGGAGTGTAGATAAGTGATAGCATGGGAACGCTTGCTTGAAAAACTGGAGAAGGTGCGGCAACAGGTTTCTTTACTTTCACGTATTGTCTTTCTTCTGCGCCACCTGCTTCTACTCTTGTCACCACTCCAAGTATTTCATAATCTTCATTTGTCCAAACCGTACCCGTATATCCTGATACATCTGCTGATGCAATTATTTTTATTCTGTCTCCTCTCTCTGGATTAACTACTGAATCAATGCTGTTGTAAATAAATTTATTGTTGTTGTCGAAGTAATATTGAATGTTTCCAAGTCCAAAATAATAATAATCGGTATCACTTTGGAAATCACAAGTAACATAATAAAGTTGCCTATCGAATGTTCTGTTGTTGCTTCTTACCCAACAATATTTTGTTGCCCAATCGGGGGGAAGGTGATTTATTTCTGCATTGATAACGGCTGTTTTTGGAATACCTGCATCAAGTTCAAATGCCCCTGTTTCAATTTCAAAGTCTCCATCATCTGCTGGCTGATTCACGTATGTTTGTACTCCGGGGGTTCTTCCTTTGGTATCAAAATAAACGAGTCCATATCTATACCTGCTATACCAAGGCCATCCTGTTGCGCTTGCGATGCTTGTAGAACCTGTGCCGGGAGTTACTGTTACTTGAAGGATATATGCGCCTACCGGGAGATTAGCGGTGAATGTATTTCCACCAACGGATATTGCATAAGAAGAATGGTTGGCTAAAATATAATTGAACATTCCCGTTGCTACGCTACTTGAAGTATCTCCCCCTATTGAAGTGTACGTTGCAAGGGTTATAACTTGTGGTGGGGTTGATGGTGGAATAAAAGGAATAAATGCTCTCACTGTATAAACCGTTCCCGTTGGTACATTTGCTCCAACGGTAAATAAAAAGTTTAAATTATCCTGAATATAAGTTAATGACGGGTCGCCAAGTTCAACCCCCGTATTTTTAATCATGGTAACGGTCATCTCTACATCTAAAACATCTTGCCCTAAATTATCATACCCTTCCGTTATTGCTCCATATACTAATACATTACCGTTTGCAAGCACCATAGATTTTGCAAGTAATGGGAAGTAATCAAATAGTTGATTTGATTCTCTGGTGTCAAGTGAAGTTGGTATATTATCATTGTAAAAATTGTATTGATACTGTGTTTCATCGGCTATACCTAACTGTTCTTTATTGAGTGAAATGGTTAGCAGCATATCGTTCCATCCGTTACCTGCAAGTTCCCTGAATCCAATTTCAATATCGGTTACATTTTTTTTACCTGTTGTTATTGTGGTGGCTATGAAATTATTTTTTGTTGGGTCGCTATCATCATCTGTCCCTACAAGTCCTGCTGGAAGTGGTGTATCTGACCAAGGCGACCATGTACTACGGGAAAAATCATCATACTTCCAACGGTATCTTAATTGGTAAAGTTTTTTTCTAAGCCCATTGGTACTTCTATTTGAATCGTTACCATAAGCAACAGTAGCGGGTTGAAGTGGTGGAGATTTTGCGGCTGTGATAAAATCAAGTTCAACATCCCCATAAGTTCCTGCTTCTACTTTATCAATGATTAATCCTTTTGGTGAAACATTACCGTCTGTCCAATAAAGCAAATCCCCTTCTTCCCTATGAACAATTTCAATATGAAGTATTTTTTTAAACCTGCTAAATGCTAAAATATCTACGTTGTCGGTATCGGTTAAGTTCTCAAGTATCTTGGTTATTGTTGGAGTTGTTGAAGGATTTGTAAATTGGCATCTTAAAATAGAATGATTTCCGTTTGAGTTCCAAACAAAATAAATAACTCTTTTTCTTATCAAGTCCCCAGTTGCCCCGATAGTAACGTTAGTCCCATTAGGCAAATCGTAATCAACAAGTCTATTCCCCACCATATTTGTTGCTGCATAATCTTTATTTCTTGCTACTGCATCAATGGTAATATTTAAGGCATCCAAATAACTATCGGGACGCATTGAAAATATTTCATCGTCAAGATTCAATCCACTACGAAAGCTATTTTGTACGTTTAACATATTATAAAGGCGGATTATCTTTTGTTGCTAATCTTGCAGGAACAATCGTATATGGAATATTTTGGCTGGCTATTCTGCACACTACATCTGATTCTTTGAACATCACAGTATCGCCACCATATATATACGTTGCCCCACCATCCCAAACCTGATAAATACTTCCCCATCTTAAAATACCATTTGGTGCTGTATTGGCTACCCCAGATGAACTCACCATTGTTCCCGTCCCATATATTGCTATATGCCCTATTGGTAATACTATTGGTAAATTCGGCATCTATGGTATTTCTAAATTATTTATTTCAAAATCATAATCAACCAACCCGGATGTAGCAAGTTTTATTTGCTCCCCCTTCTCTAACACTCTTGGTATCTCACTTGTATAAATTCCATTCGCATTTATCGTCCCTCCATAGGGAGCAATCACAACCGTTCTGCTATCCTTAATCAAATACACATTGCATACAACAGAACCTCCCGTCATATTTACCAAAGTAAAATTCTCTATTACCATTGGTAAGTCTTGCGATTGGCTTAACACTACCCCGTTTATATTTCCACGAAAAGGCCACATTCATTTTTATGTTTTAATTGCCTGCCTGCTTGACTCCTGATGAATTTGATATTTTTCAAAAATCGTACTCCCCTTCCATTGGGCAATAGCATTTCTTCTCTCATTATAAAATTCATGCTTGGCATCTCTCGCTGCTCCAAGTTGCATATGACTTCTCACCGATCTTGCCTTACCATCTTTCCACCAAAGCCATGCGATTACCGCTTCCCTGAATTGAACGGGTACATAATAATCTTGCCCTTGTTGTGGTGAAGCCACATATTCAACCATCAAATAATCTTCTTGGTAATGTTCGTCTAAAAGAATAACTCCATTATCAACATCAACTTTAAAACTTCCTGCGAATGGTGCGCCACTTGGAACTCCATAAATATTTGTATAAACATTCCCGTTCCAATAGTTGTACCATACGTTTTGTCCTGAATTAAAATCTGCACCTATGGTAGTGTCATCTTGTGTTACGGTTATTCTATCAGGCCATAGGTCGGCAAATGTTGTTAGTTTATCATTATACCAAAGTGGGATGATTTCACCCCTGCTATTTAATCTTCCAATCTTTGTCCATTTGATATAGTTGGCAGGAAGTGTTACTGTTTTATTTGCATTGACGGGAAGTTTTACCGCCTGCACTTTATAAAAGAAATCCAACCCAAGATTTTCCATCCCACGAAAAGCTATATGAAAACTTTTAAAGTAATCATTATTACTCTTACCTGCTTCCAATAGATAATCCTGAATGATTGAATCCAATGTTATATATGCTTGGTGTTGGCTCATTAGTATGCTGATATTTTTGACATCCCTCTTAAATTTAATCTATTGTGATTCGTGTTATTGTAATGCAATCCATCGGCTGCAAAGCCTGCTGGTATAATTTCCATCTCTGCCGGGGTTGCTGAATTTGTCTCGGCAAGTGCTATTGGAAGATTTGGCCTCACATCTGTTAAGTTTGCTATGGCTTCTCTTATTTCCAAATTGATATTATTAATTGCTCCGTCTGAACCCATGTTATACGGAGCGGGTTGAGCATAGTTTATTACCCTTGTTACATCAAAAATTAAAACTCCTTCACTATCGCTACTATCGGTTGCTAAGTGTCCGAAGTAATCAATGATGCAGCAATTGGCCGGATTAGTGGTTGCTCTTATTTCGATAGTATGCGAAGCATTAGTTAATCCACCATAAATTTTTACTCTTGGTTGATAGTCGCCAAATGCTCCGCCTTCCCAACCGGGATATGTTTGTTGTGGTGCAATGGTGGATGTTACTGTTTCTTGAAATACGCCGTCTATTCTTACCTCAAAATCTCCAAGATACACGCCGGGATTACTTGTTGTAAGGCACTGCATATATCCAAGTACCACATGGTCATTGGTGAATGTATAAGACATTGTTCCTGATGTTGGATAAACATTACTGCCGAGTGCAGTTTTGTTTGATACACCAAACTGATGTGCTTTATTAAATCCATCAGAAGGGTTGAATGTTTTTAACCATTGCCCCGGAACGGTATATGTTGCCGAACCAGCAGGGATGCCAGTTTTTAAAAATAAACTACATAGTGTAGCAGTTAATTGGTCTTTGTATGAATCATGGAAAGATGACACATCGCCATTAAGATTTACATCATTTAGCCCTGTCATTATTGTAACCCCTTTATCTCTATCTATGGCTTGCCCATTTACTATCTCTCTTTGATAGGCTGTTGCAATCCCCGTCCCTGTACCGCCTCTATTAGTAAGAGCTTTCCCCATCGTGGCTATCATTTTATTGATATAGCTATTTGATGCTGGTATGGCTTCCAACCCCGGATCGGTGTAACTGTCGCCGTAAGCTACAATATCTGTTACTCCTGAAAAATCAACCGTCCCATCATTCCCGCTTGACTCTTCAAAATAATCCTGCCTTCTTCTTCCGAAGCCGGATGTTTTCTGTTGTAATATTTTTGTTGCCGAAATGCCTAACATAATGCTAATATTGCATCTTCTTCCATTATAAAATGTGATTCCCCATTGATAATAAATTCTTCCCCCCAATCCTTAACCCTGAATCCAACATCTCCAATCTTTACTTTTGTTACCTTATCTCCTACATCTACTATCTGCCCCTTGTTACTTAATTTTTGTGCGCTATCAGGGATTATCAAACCGCCTTCTGTTACCGAACTTCCTTTGAATGGTTTGAATAATATTTTTTTGTTTACTGTTTTCATTTACTGAAAATTTGTTGCCCCAGAACCGTCATTTACAACGTCAACAGGCTGACCTTTTAATATCATTAATTGTTTTATAATCCAATCTTGCATTATAGGTAAATACGTTGGTGGTACATTTAATTCGCTATCAAAATCTGTTTTATCGCCGCCGCTTATCATTGTTACTTGCCCCGTAAATGCTGATAATAATAATGTACTTTCTATGTAAAGCAACTTACCCTCTGGATAACCAATTACCTTATTTGGAATTGGCCTCATGCCTCTTTGTATGCTTACCTGATTTTCTGAAAGAAGTAAAACCGGATAACTTATTTGTGGTGAACTGTCATCCTTAATTACGAATCGTGAAATCCCATCAACTGCTCCAAGTCCTTGTGGTATTTCTGGAAGTTCTGTTTTCCAAAGAAAGTTTCCATCTTGTGTAATGGATAAGTTTTTGAAGGTGATATAAAAACCATTGTTTACATACCCAACTCCGTCCATTTGGTAATTACCATCGTAGCACGTTTTTGCTGCAATCCCAATAGCGGGTTCAATTAAAGTATTAATATAATTGTTGGTAATTGGAGTGTCATCACTTGCAAATCCTCCATGAATTTGTCTTGAAATTGTCTCTATGAAAAAATCTCTCCGCATTTATTATTGGCCTGTGTTTTTAATGTCATTTGAATATTGCAACACAACCCCAAGTTGAAGGTTGACACCAACGATTGATAATGCCCTGACGATTATATTAAGCATATCCACATCATCCCATACGGGTTGTGAACTTGTTATTGCGTTATACTCTGGTATTCCTGTTACTGGATTATTAGTGTACCCCCATCTCATTGACGGCGGATTTGAAACATAACTCATCCTTACATTTCCTAATGTTGGAGGGAAGAACTGAAATCCTTCGTGCCTTATTAAGTAAACAGGATTTGTTTGAACGGGGTCAATAACAGAATGATAATTGCTTGCCAACCTATCCTGTTCTGTGAATCTTATATTGTAATAACCGTACTGCCCCCACATAGCATCAACTTGTATGAATCCATACGGGAAAGTTCCAATTCCGGTTGTGCTATTAATAGGAATTATGGTTTCATAAATTAGTGGCGCAAGGGAAGTTCTTACTCTTTCGTTCTCCCCGAACGCCACTATTGGTATTGGTCTTCTGACCTGATATTTTTGATACTGACCTAAAAGATAATCAACGTAACTAACTTGTGCCTGATTAATGCAGGTTTCAAAATCCGAACTTGATAAAAATCCTTGAGCCGTGTTCTTAGCTACGGCATACTGCATTAAAATATAAACTTCGTTGATGTTCAATTTAAGTAGCTATTGTTTTTAATTGTTCTAAAAACCTCCTTCCTTCATCACTATTGGTCATTGCAAGTTCTGATAGATACTCATACGGCTTTCTTGTGCTTGGTATTTTAGTTATAAACCCTTTGCCATTCGACCATGTTACACTTTTACTCTCCCCGCCTAAATCTATCTTATTTTCAACAATGGCCTTCCTTACCATCCATGCAATTTCTACTTCTTTTGAATCCACATACTTTTGAAACGTTACAGGATCGGTGTCTGCTTTTAACATCAATTCTGTTTGGATTTCTTGCGGCTCTTTTGGTATTCCAATTTCTTGGTCAGTCATTTTTATTCCTAAGAACGCTGCCAGTTTTCTACCAATTCCATTCTCACTACAATCCATTTCTCCTGCTTTCAACACCATCTGAACTTTCAAAAGTTGTTTCTTGTGTCTTTCTTGTTGTTCATCTGCTGGACTGTACTCGTAGAAATCTAAATTTCCTGCTCCTGCCCTTGCCTTCCCTACATTCTTTTTATGAACCCTCATGAACTCAAGAAATCTTTCGTCTGAACTCTTTATTCTGCAAACCCCATCTACGAAAATTATATCCATCCCCCGTCTCGCTCTATTATACCTGTCTTTGTCTTTTAAGATATTTTCAATTTCGCTATCCCAAATACTATGCGCCCCATTGAGCAACCATATTCTTTCCGATTTACCCGTTTTGGGATTTTTTACATTATCACAACAGTTGTCGAGCCATGTCCTCCCTTTCTTTGGTTTGACTAATTTGAAAATAACATTGTAGTCCGTTTTCGGTTGAGCTTTTTCTTCCTGAAAAATATCTGGTGGAAGTTTTATCGCATCAAGTTCATCCAACTTGTTTTTTGTTTTGGCTTCCGTATTAGCGGAGTTAGCCAATTTTGAATCAATCATTTTTTTGATTTTTTAAATTTGAATAAATGTTTTAAGGCTTTTGTAGCCTCCTTAATAAAGGATGTATTAAAGTTAGTGGTGGCTACTAATTTTCACCACCACTATAAAGATTAAATATTAGCAGCAACAGCCAAAAATTGATTTGCGCCTGCTGTTCTTACAGAACGATAAGTTACCATTGTTATCTTATCAATTAAAGTCCCGTCTGTTGGGTTCATTGAACCACCACCATAAGGCCATACCCTGATGCCATTACCAACTGTACCACCACCTTGCGGCTGCATATACATTGTTGTAATGTTCTTCAACGGGGTGTATGTTTTAGCATCCTGAACACCGTTGTTACCAATTGGTGATATGATTCCGAAATCACGGAAGTAATCAACCGAAGGTGTTAACCCTGTTTGTACTTCTGTGTTCCACGGGCTGTATTTCTTAACTTTAAGAAGATAGCCGTCAATAAGGATTTCTTGGAAACCATAGGCCACTGATGCTTCTTTTGACTTCTCGCCTGTTCCGTAAACAAATGCACCTGCTGGATATTCCTTGAAAATTCCATCACTGAAATCTTGTCTTTGGAAAATATCCATCAACCATGCGTTTTCTTTAGCACAACCGTTTACGTCCATAATACGGGTGATTTGGTGCAGTTTGGCAATATCCAAAGTACCCGGAGTGTAGTTTACTGTTTCTCCGTTTGCAAGTACAGATGGAATGAAACCCTGACATCCTGTACCCACATTTGTACCAAGCAAACCTGTATTGGTTACTTGGTCACCACGCATCAGTTTTGATTCAATTGAGTTTAAGAAACGACGATCCGTTTTAACAAGTGCCTTATGCGTAAAGAATGAAGTACCTGATTGGTTTACTCCGTTAAGGGCAGTACCAGATACGCCAGTGTCATACCACACTTCGCTCATTTCTGCGAAGTCTGTTGCAGCATAATCTTCCCTGATCGGAGTGATGTTGTTGTCAAGTCTTACGTCCAAATGTGTTTGGGTGTTTCTTGAACCTGATGCTTCACCAACATCTGTTAATCCACCAAAGATTAAGATTTCCCCCGCAAGCAAGTGTGTTGAACCTGCGGAAACAAATGCGTCTGCTACTTGCTTTGGACGAATTGTTGCTTGGTCAACTGCCGGTACTGTTTCGATTTCACCCTCGATGTTTGAAGATGCGATATAAACAGTTTCGCCAACTCTTAGTGGTGAATAAGTACCGGAACTATAAAGCTGTGAGGCCGGAATGTTTACTGTTACTGTTGCGCCTGCTGCCGGAGATGTTACTTGAGTCAGGTTAGTAACTGCAATTTGGTTTTTACCACGGCTCTCGTACCAAAAGAAGTTTTGATTCTTTACGAGTTCCATGCCTCCAAATGTTGCTAACCATTGAAAAAAGTAGTCATACGCCTCCGAGCCATAGCGTTCAACATACTTGTTCCAATACTGTGGAGTGAGAAGTTGTAGGCCGCTTATAATTGATAAGGGCGTACCACTACTTCCGGGATTTATTACTCCCGGCTGATTAATGTTTGAGGTCGGTATTCCTGTTGACATTGAATTTTAAATTTAAAGTTGTTTGGAAATTATTCTTAGCTATTCCAGAATACTTCCTGCAACTGCTCCGATTGTGTTTTTTTAAACTCTCCCTCACCAAAGTTTTTGCCACCTGACCCATCTACGTTAATGTTTTTCTTACCTTTTAAGTAAGTTTCCATTCGTTGTTCATGAGCTTCGTTAGCGAATTTTTGAGCGGCTTTTTCTCCAAATAATAACCATGATAAATCTTTTACCACTTGGTCTATTTTGTCATTGCCGTCTTTGTCAACCCACCTGTCTTTAAGGACTGACATTGCATTGAATCCGCTTTCTACAAACTTTGATACGTTTTCATTCACAATCTTTTTTTCATCGGTAGATAGCCCATAGTTGACAGGGATTTCGACATCTTTGCCGTTCTCCTTGTATGTAGCAACTGTGGAAAATCCATCGAATTTTGTTGCAAACTCTGTTGCCGATTTCGTCCAATCGTCTTTCAACTTTCTGTCAGCCGCCAGTTCTTCCGGCGTTGGTTGACGCTCGTTGTTAGCGTTTGAATTAATCGGTATATCTGGTAAAACTAATTCTGATTTTATCTTTTCTAAGGTTGGTTTAAGTTCTTTCGCATCCAAAATCATATCAGCTTTTATTTCTGATACTTTTTCTTTCCACGCTTCATGCTTTTCTTTGAACTCATCCTCTGTTTCTTTTAACTCATCATAAACTGGTTCTTTTGGGATGGCGTACTGTCTATTAAACTTTCTCTCTACGTCTGATTCGGTAAAATCTTTTTTAGTAGAAAGATTGAATTTGATTATCTCTGCTGCTTTCTTTTCATCTATATCACCATCCAAAAGCCTTGAAACTGTGTTTTGTGTTTGGTAAAGGTCAACCACTTCTTTAACCTTCCCTTCTTTTAAATAATCAAAAACCTTTTTACTGTCATCATTAGCAAACTTTAATTCTTCCTGCGGCTTTGCTTCTTTCAGTTTAGGAATTTCAGCTTTTGCCGCATCTTCATTCTCCCATCCAAAGTTTTTCCACCATTCATTTGCCTGTACTTGTGGTTCATCTTTTTTTTCTTCTGTGATAGTTGGTACTATCTTTTTTTCTTCTTGTTGAGTAGGAAGAGGTTTGTCTTCCCAAAATGCAGCCTGCAACTGTGTGCTTTTAGCGGCTGCTTCGTTTGTTTGTTCGGTAGCCTTTTCTGTTACTACCTCATCTTGTGTTATTGTATCTGCCATTTTTAACTGATTTTACTATTGAATTGCCATAGGCCATAAATATCCCCTCCGCCACCAAGTTTTAAGTATGGGAAATTTACCGGAACAGAATATATACCTGCTGCCGTTATGCTATTTACTGCGCTGCCTGTTGCAAGGTTTACGGCTTGTACACTTGACCAGTTTCTTATATTATCGGGATCATAGTTATTATTTGGTGATAACAACTGACCTTGCGGCATATTATCATCCAATGCTCCATAGATATAAGTAGTTCCTGCTACGGGAGCAATTACCTGAAACGATACAGTGTCCCAACCAGAAACATTCAATGCTATATTGTATATGTTCTGTTTGTACTTTTTTGTTAAATCTGCATTATAACCTACTGACATTGCATTTTAAATTTTATGCCGCTAATTGTTCTTGCGGTGGTTGATTAATATTTTCCTGCATTGGTTGTTGTTGCTCTTGTTCTCTTGCCGCTTGCATTTGCTGAATAATTGCCGCCTTTTGTTCTTCGCTTGCCGCCACTGCGCCAACCATTATGTTTTCCTGTACCGCTTGCCATAATGGTTTTAATTCATTCGGTATCGTTGGTATAATCCCGGTTTCACCCTGCGGCTTCATTATGGAAGCGAACATATTCAACACTGCACTTTGATTATTTGCAAGGGCGGTTATTTTTGATTTTTGTTTTTCTATCTCCATTTCTTCCTGCATAGTCTTTCTCTTTTCCTGCTCTGTTATTACTGCTGAATCTTGCTGCCCCTTAATGGTTCTATTGAGATTATCCGCTTGCATTTGTTGTTGATGTTGTATTGTTTTCCGTTGGCCATTCCTAAAAATACTTTCAGCAAGTTTAACGTCTTCCTTTGCTATCCTCGTTAGTTGCATTGGGTCAACATACAAAACCAAATCAGGAGATGTAGCAATAGTCTGCTGCACCATCATTTCAAACTTCTGTATCTCTAATTCTGTTGGGAGAAATCTTATGTGTGTTGTAAATACTCTGCTTTGCACATCCTCTTGTTTTAGCAAGTGTCTGTAGGCTTTGCTGCCGTACTGAACCGAATCTTTTAACAAGCAAGATATTTTTCTTGCTGTCATCTTCATGCAATCTGAATAAGCCCTATAATATTGATCGGTTGCATATTCGGCTTGTATCTGTGATGCTTCTACATTTCCTGCCGCTACTCTCGGTTGGAGTGCTTGTGAAATTAAATTAGGGTCTTCGCCTAATTCGTCTTTTAAAGTTTGATACCAGAACTGATACGTCTTCATGAAGGCCTCCACATGAACAGCAAAACCGCTATTAGCGATTTCTGTGATGGGTACAGGTACTCGGTTTCCTTCCGCATCAAGCCCTTTATAAAAAAGTTTCCCTGTTTGGAAAAACAGTCTTTGATGGTCAACATCTTTATTTACAGCTTGCCCTAAACCATAATCAATTTGTTGGAGTGCTGTTTCGTCAATAACCCATCCGGGAGGTATAGCAAGTGAAATATCCTGCTGTATTTTTAAACAGGCAAGTATCATCCCATCAACGGCTGCTTCTATTTTTTCAGGGATGGCTAAGTTCCGCATTAGATAGTTTTGCGGCATTACAAATGAGTAAGAGAACTCTGCATTACCAATTTCTTTTGGGTCTTGTGGTCTTACCATGTTATCCTTTAACCCCCATTGAAGAAGTAAATCACAATCGGGTAAGTAAACGCAACGATATATATTCCAATTTGTGTCGCCGATAACATTTTGATTATCGAGCGGCTTATCTCTTTGCTTTCCTGATTTAGTTGTTGGAAGACCTTTTTGGGTATATGTAGAATTAGATGTTTTTGTTTTTGTAACCGTATATGGTTCGGTATCTACTGTTTTTACTTCGAATTGAATTGATCTTACATTCCATTCATCGTATGGTCTGATGTAAGCATTAACCCATCCTTCCGTCCATGTAAGCATATTGGTTTGGTAGTTCCATTCTTTTGCTTGTGGTACTACTTTCTCCCAAATTTCCTGTTCGGTTAATGCAAAAGGATTTTCGGGATTAAACTCTTTACCCCATTGCCTTCTTATCTCACTTAATTTAAGAGATGGTGCTTCTCCTCTCCATGAAGTATCTCTAAGATCATTGTTGTTTAAGGCATCGTCTGAATATATTGCATTTTCTGGCTTTACTATTTTTACATGAACAACCCCGTTGCTATCCATCCAAGTGTATGTGCCTACAAAAAAGACTTCAAGTGAATCATGGAGCATTTTTTCTTTGAGTACATCAAACCACCCATTGCTTACAAGCACATCATTGCAACCCATTTCCGTTACAATTTCTTCTGGTAGTTGTTGGAATTGATGCTTCCAAAGAATAAGCTCGTCTTCGTCTGCCGGAAGTCCTGTTTTTGGAAGTTGTTGCACCCCTGACTCTTGTTCAAGTTGCATTAGCCTTCCCTTATTATCTACATAAAACTCTATTTCTTCGTATTGTTCTTTCTTTTGAGTTTGAGAAAGATCATCAATAGCTTGTACTACCACCTTCTCGTTTCTTTTCATGAATCTTCCCACAAGCCCGGATATTATTCTATTTACTATTTGGAGTGCATTAAAGTTTAATGCTATGTAGTTTTGCTTTGCATTGAATTGAAACCTGTCACGGAACATTGCCTCAATATCTATTATTCCATTGGCATAGTTTCTATTCTTTAAAAATCTTGCGTTCCTTGCGTAGTAATAACCACCAACATTAAATTGACAAGTTGAAGCGATATATTTTGAGATAGAAAGCCCGTACTCTTTTGAGGATTTGTCTTTAATACTGGTAACATCAAGCTGGAAATGCTTCATTGCGTCACCCGTACCTGATATATTGGTTTGGCTGCCTTGCGACATTCATTAGATATTGGATGAACCAAAATTATACAAAAATTTAATACCCAAACCAAAAATAAAAATTAATTCATTATTGGTTGGCCGCTCGGACTGAAAACCTGAATGAGTGGTTTAGTTTTTTGTGGAGGTCTTGGTGTAATGTTTAGGGATGATACCAATGCAATCATAGCTGAAACAACACAGTCACTTGCTGTTCTATCCAACGGGTCAAATACAAGTAACTGTTCAAGAAGTTTATCCCAATAAATTTTATCACAAAAATCTTCCACATAGCTAATCATTGAATCTGTTTGCTTAGTCATAGCAAACGGGGAAATTGGAAACCCGAAAAACCTATCTACGTGTTCTTTGTTTCTTTTCTTATGGTCAATAGCGTTTAACGGGTATCTTCCTAAGTACCCAGTTTTCCCCCTCGCTCTAAAATAAGATAGGTAATCATCTGCTGTGTGTTCTATAAAAACTTCATAGCCGAACCATTCTGCCGCTAACAAAAGTTGGTCATAAAGAATCTCCTTTCTTGACGGCCTACCATAAATCCACCCTCCAAATAGTCCGGTATTTTGCGGGTCAGCCAAGTCGTATTTAATATACATTAACCCACAAGCCTTAGAACCATATTTTCTGCCTCCTTGCTCGTTGCTATACCCGTCAACTCCAATTATGCCACTCGTTGCGTTTGAGGGTTTTTTTGCACTATTATCATAATAAAATTTATTACTTCTCTCTGTTGATAAATCAACTATTGGCAAAAGTTCCCAATACATTTCATCGTTTTTGTTTGCATCCCTCCATCTTGCGTGTTGACTTTCTTCATGCCTTGTAAAAACAACTTTCCTTGTTTTTGGCGGGTCATCTGCTAATTTTTGTCTTTGGTCTGTTATCTTTAAAGAATTAAAAACGCATCCTTCGTTGGCCGCCATGAACATTTCAACCTCGTTAAAAGGATATTTTCTTATTTCTTCTTCAAGCTTTTCTCCTTTTAATTTTCTTCTTCTCTTTAGCAGATATGCCTTAGCCCCAAATCTTAATTGCCCATGAAATTTCTTTTCACCATATTTTGCTATTAAATACGCAGCTTGGCTTTCTGTTGGCGGCTCTATTATTGATTCCCCAAACTTTCCAACAAAACCCGGAAGCCCATCATAAGCAGGGCAAAAATATCTTACAAATCTATTAGCGGTTTCTTCGGTATCTTCATATTTATGATCTTCGCTTTCTTCTTCGTCGTCAGGCTCTTCTAAATCATCTGGCTGAGTCCATGTTGCTCCATCCCACGCTCTTTTAAATTCTGCACCACCCTTTCTTGTCATTTCGTTTACGGTAGACGGAAACTCACCAAACCCTGTCTTATCAGCACCTTCAACAAATGTTTCTGCAACGATTGATAAGAATTGAGAGAATGGAACATCTGTCGGCCACTTTCCCCCTTCATCAGCCAGAAGCCAAGTCAATCGTTCCTGATCGTATGAGTTTAACGCTGTTGATTGATAATCTATTCTTGAATTTAATCCCTCTATCTCGTCAATGAGGGACGCTTTTTTATTTTTCTTGTCGAGAGGAACAGCAAACACTAATTCTGTTTTACTATCTCTGTCGTTTGCTAACGTAGGTTGCAAGAAAAATGGCAAATGCCTAAATCCGAATTGAAGTCTATAAAGAAATAATTTTCTTGCATCGGTATTTGTTTTTGAAAGAACGCCGCATACGCTATTCTTAACAGTAGTGGCTTCATAAATCCCGTTTGATGTACTCTCAGATGTTGCGCCAGTTCGCCGCCCTTTGCCTCGCAGCACTCCAAGACACCAATAAATATTTCTCCAATATTCAAGGTATAAAAAATAACGTCTACTCGTATCTCTATACTCTGGACGTTTTTTATTTTCAAGAACCCAATATTGTAAGTAGTAATAATTCCTACCCGTTATGTATATAGGTTCGCCATCCTTATAAAACCAAAACCCTTCTTTTATTCTTTTTAATTCTGCTTTACAAAAAGCCTCTTGCTCTTCTGTTAATACAATATTTCCTGCACTGTCTCTTGAAACTGTATTAAATATTTCTGGTAAAGGCTTCCGCCTCCAATACTGCTCATCTTTTAGTTGTCCCCAATCCTCTATTTCATTTTCGGGTGGTACGTCAGGTAGCGTTACTTTTGTTCCGTATATTTCAATTATTTCTCCCATTAAACATTTCTATCTAAGAATGATGGTCTGTTCTGTGTGTCTTTTTCCTCGTTGCCAGATACGCCAAGCGTTGATTTTAATTCATTAACTCTTGCTAAATTAACAGGTAGTTTTTCCCATAACTCCGAAGCCCTATCGTAAACTTTGTCGTCTTTTGAGAACGTCTTCAATTCTTTTTCCAATTCAAATTTGTTTAAAAAATCAGCCTGTTGATTTAATATTTTTTGCATAGCGTAGTAGCCCCTCATTTCTCCCGGCAATTCATATAGGCGAAGCCTTTGCTCTAATACACTTACTTGTTTTTTGTAATCTTCTACTGTTTCTGACATTGTTTTCCATCTTTTATTGAAACTCCAATAAGATATTTCCCTGATAAAACTTTTTCAGTTACGTCATGTAGTTCTGCGACTGCTTCTTCTTCCATTTTTTTTTCTGGATGACCAAAGGGGCGAAAGCGAATCAAATTCCCTTCACGGCCATTTTTATCCATGAAGACAATTTCGTAGTCACAAGCCTTTAGTGTTTTCACGGCATTACCCGCAAGCGTACCCGAAGTTACAAATAAGGTATCAATAAGTTGTCTTGGTTCTATCCCTTGAATCTTTCCTTCGTATGGAATAAAAACTCTCAAAGCAAATTCATACGGGTAAATCGCTTTCCACTCTTGGCCGTCATGCCATGCAAAACACATTTCTGTATGGATGGAATAGTACCTTATATTATCGTTGTAATCTTTGTAGTCAAATATTCGGTTGCTGTCGTGTACGGCGTTGGGATGTATTAATATTTCTGCACCTTCCTGAATGTTTTCTCCTGAAATTACGATGGCGTTAACAGGGGAAACTTCTCGCTGGTTAAGATTATCAAACCTTCGCTTCCTTTCTATTCTCATCCCGCTTTCAAAAACATGAAAATCTTTACTGTCCATGTCTATTTTTATCACCACCCTTCCTTGTATGTATTTTAGGTTATCCTTTTGTAAAAGTTGGGCAAGTTCTTCTTCGTCTTTTTTGTCTTCAGCATTGAGTTTAGTCATGGCTTTCTCCATCATTAATTCACCCAATAACCCTTTGTCGGTGGCTTTAATATTTGGATTGACTAAAAAATATTTCCCCATATAACTACAAATTTATATAATTTTACTCCCGACAACAAACATCCAATCATCCTAACATTAATGTCAAATGGCAGCAGCAGCACACGTTACTTCAAACATCTATGGTCAAGTTTATGGTCAGCCTCCTTATCAGGGAAGCAATACCAGAGATGCGTTCTCAAACTTCGTAGTATGGGATTCTCCAACGTCAATGAGTTTCCCAACAACAGGCACAATTTTTCATCCGGTTTCCCCCGGCCAACAAGTTGGTAATACATCCAACTATATTTATTCAGTTATTGAGGTTATCCCTTCTGGTCTTGTCCCCGGTGGGGAAGGCAACAAGTACGCCTCAAACCAGTCGGTTTCTACTTTAGCAACTAACGCTGGATAATAACCGAAATCTAAAGAACTTATTTAAGCCTCTGCGAATGGGGCTTAATTTGTTTTCACTATATTTGACTAACGGTTTTTCATAGGATATGAATTTAAAAGCGACCCCTCTTTCCAGAGGGGTTTATTTTGCTGTCTTGTTATACATCGTGCGAAAATGATATTCTGCACCTGTTTGGTAATAATACCCTACGCTTTCACCACCTATTCCCGGTTGACAATTATCTGCCCACTTACATACCTCAAGAACTCTATTAAACTTTGCCGCATCGCAAATGTTCCATGCAAAACTCTGATTACTTAGAAGAAATCTACACGCCTTTAACGCATAAGCATATTCAAGAAAATCAGAAACTTCAAGTCTTTTTATTGATAGCCGCCATCTGTTGCAAAATAGCCAATGTTCTTTTTCGGTTCCTGCAAATATTAAATCGGGGGCATAGTTCTTTAAAAAGAAATAATCAAGTTGTGCGTGGCTTCTATACCTTTCTGTAAAGTTTACAATCACTTTGCCCCTCACATATTTTTCCAAATCGGTATCTTCTCTTTCGGGTAAGATAATCCAAGGCTTTGACAGGTCACACCAAAGATCAGGATAGGCATACATTACCCATGCCGATAGCATTCCGTGTGGCATATTAACATCTGTCTTTCCTCTTATCACATCAAAATCCAAATCTATCCTTTGTCCATCATATCTGACAAATGAATGTATGTATGGTTGACTTTCTACAAGCGGCCTAACCATATCAAACAATGTTTGATTAAGCGTTACCATTGTACCATTAGAATCAACTGTGCCATGAACTGCGCCGGGATAGTAGGCGGCGGGGTGATCAACGTACTGACAAAACATGATTCTTCTTCCTGTGATTTCCCAATATCTTTTACAGGCGGCTAGTGATGCAACAATATCTCCCATGTTCGCCATGTGCTTAACAGTGGTAAACATCTCGTCTGGCTGTACCGTTTCACTACTTGCTATTTCGGCTTCTAATCTTTTAGGAATTTCATGCAGTTTTACAGTAGTTGGTTTTGTCCTAGTTTTGGAATTTACTTTTTTCTTCATAAGTTATCATTGAGCGCTTTTAGTATTTGCTTCCATTTTTCAACACTATCAAACTCTGTTCTTAATTTATTTGTCTTGGTTATATATTCAATTACACATAAGGTCTCGCAGTCATAATAGCTATGGATTCCTATAAACTCATCCCTTTGCAAACAAACATGAAGTAGCTCATCTATCATGACCTTAAAGTAATAATGCCCAACTTGGACTTCTACTTTCATTTTCTTTTTACCGCTCCTACAAATTTTGGGAACTCTTCGCTTCCTTTTTCGTGCCATGAGTTGTTCCCTTCTTCCAGTTCATTTTCTCTTACATAGTTAAAGATCAAGTCCCAATCAATAGGCACATCTTCATACTCTCCCGTATTTATTAGATATTGATGGGCTTCTCTTGGAGCAATATATTGGTTTCCAAAATCGTGAAAAGCAATAATACCTCCTTTGACCATTTTACCTGCTACAATATTTATTTCTGCAAAAACTCTTTCTGGGGAATGATTGTCGCTGTCTATGAAAACAAAGGAATATCTACCATGTAGCGGGAGTTCTTTTTCTGAATAGCTACCAAGTAAAATAGGAACTACTTTATGATCTGATGCGAACAATATTCTTTTTTTTACCCGTTCCTTAAAATCGCTTTGGCTTGCGTACTCCCATGCAAGGTTTTTTGGATGCCCCTGTATAGTATGTTCCCATGCTTCAAGATTTTCTAAATCAAAGATTGGGTCAATCATATAGAAATTTCCTTTTGGAAGTCCGTAAGCGGCTGACATGCCCGATTTCCCTGCGTTACTTCCTGCTTCAATAAAATTTCCCCCTTCCGGGACTTGTGAAGTAATATTCATTAATGCAATTGATTCACATACGGAAAATGCGCCGGGGCACTTTTTGAATCTGTCTATAAACTCTTGGCTTGGTGGTATCATGCGTTGCAATTGTTTGGGTAAAAGATAGGATGTGTATTGTGCCAATTATATATTTCTTCGTATGAAAATTCGTTTAATCTTCTTAGGGTATAGGTTTCATATTTTTCCCATGTGAATATGGTGAATCTTTCTGTTTGTATTGGTGGATAATAAACAGAATTATTATTCGATAGAGTAAGGAAATGCTCAAGCCAATTACACCTTCTTGCGACATCCCCAAATGTTTTATAAGCCCATTCGGGTTCTTCAATACAGTTTCTTAACACATCAAATTTCAGCGTTTCTCTCTTGCACATAAAGAATCGTGTGCTTGCCCACATCCGTCCTTTAAACGTCGGGTCATCTACTGCATTGGGTGACCATATTGATGGGTAAGAAACAAATTTATGTTGCTCTAATAATTCCATTAAATACAATACCGAATCGGGAGTGGAAGTAAATGCTGCTGTGTCTTGGTCAAAATGTGCAACGTATTCTCCTCTTGCAAGTGATAACGCCGAAAGGTAATTATAATCGTTAAATAAGTTTTCATGTGTATGCTTTCGGATTACAACACAATCCGATATTGACCGCAAATATTCTAATGTCTTTTCTTGTACTTTTAAGTGTTCATCAATAAAAACAATTACTTCTTTTTCAAACCCGTCAAAGAATTTTATTTTATTAAATACGCCATCTGTAATAAAATCTTCATTGCAAACCCCACCAAACAAACCCGTTTGTTCATTCTTTTCTCCTCTTGTGTCGCAGTTAATTACTATTGAAATCATACGTTACCATACTTTTTTAGTACAACAATGCCTCCAGCCTCGTCACTGGGGTCGGCTTCATCAAAAATCAATCTCCATCCATACAATTCATCATTCAATACGCCTATCTTGGTTAATGCTTTCCTTACAGAGATGTACATATCGGGGTCTAACTCGCTCCCCATTCTTTGATAATCCTTATTCGCCTTTATATGGCTACCGCTATCATGAAACGCAAAATAGCCTCCCCGTTTTACTTTGCTTTCGTAACAAAAGAAGTCTGCTACGACTGTTGGGAAAGCGTGTCCTCCATCAACAAAAATTAAATGCTGCGAATTATCTTCAATTTGGTTGTACACTTCATTACTATTACCTATGATTAAATTACAGGTGGAAAACGGTAATAATATTGGCTTATCTTTTTCATTATCTATTGCTGTGTGATTGTTAGAACGGCCTTTGTCTAAAACATATTCGTGTATTCCTCTATCAGTTTGCCCATCGAATACACCTATCTGACAAGTGTTTATTTCAATCCCTTTAAATTCACTGAGTATCAAATCAAGCGTCTTTTCTATACAATCTGCATCCACCTTTGATATTAAGCCGTATTGTATCATTTTTGTTTCCATGACGATTTGTGTAGGTCTATTACCAGAAAAGTAACATACGCCAAAATATACAACATAAAAATTGATGCTGTAATAACTCCTAATATATCAACCAGTTTCATATAATGCCATTTTGTTTTAAAATATCAAGTATGTATAAACTCCTTGCTTCTTTCGTATAATACGTTTTCATGTGGGCAACCCCTTCTTCATAAATCTCGTACAAATACTCTTTGTCGCTTATTATTGATTTTATATTACTTACTTCTTCTTGTGTTGGATGTTCTGATATTTCAATGCAATTAACACAATCTGAAAATGGGTTGGCTTGGAGATGATTGTTCTTTTGACGAAGCATTGGAGAAATGGTAATTAATTGTTGGCTTCGCTCATCACTGAATCCTCCCCCGTCTGCGGTTAAAAACAATTTTGAATTTCTATGCCTTTGCAACCATTCATCGTTGGGAAGTTTTTCTTGCCCCAATCTGAAATCACACATAAAATGCCGTTGCAATTCATTGCACACAGAGATTCTTTGAGGACTTACATTTCCTAAAAAAGAAATTTCAACGGGTCGTGAAAATAATTCATCGGGATTAGCAAGAGGGAGGTCGTTCATTATACATTTCTCGTAGGGGTAAACCCATTGGGGGAATTTAATTGTTTTATCCATTTTCCGCATGAAATAAACAATACCCTTATCGTTAAATATTTGCCTCAGTAACCAATATTGAACATAAGACAGAACTTCTGTATTATGCCTATTGTAAAACCATCTTTCTTTAGACATGCCGCCAAAATCCGTTTCATCAAACACACAAATTTGGATAGTCTCGTTGTCAACAAATCTTAGTACCTCTTCATCATACTTCCCAACCCCGCTGTACATATCAAATAACACAACATCTGCCTCCGATATATCATTTACTTTTGAATGCCCTTGTTCAATGAATGTCTTCTCAAACGATGGATAAAGGTCTGGTGAACTACGTCCAATTGGTGATATGAAAAAAAACTTTGAGATTATAAAAGATTTAATTTTTTAAGTATTGGCTCCCTGCTCCACTTGTCTTTGCTGCCTCCGTTCCAATGTATTATCGAAGGTGTTGTGCCGATTTCTTTATTTACTATCCGTTGCCCCGAAAAATCCAATTCGCTCTCTAAAACATTTTGCATATTTTGGACTATAAAACAACCATAATCAAGCTCTATCGGAACAGGTTGCCTTAAAAACAAATCCATGTAATATGCTTGGTCATTAAAATGATAATTGTGTCCTTTCCTTCCATCGTGGTAATCTACTGGTAGGTTGGGCGCATCCATTGCTTCAAGAACTTCTAATATCGCTTCTGTTTCTCCAATGATAACCCCTGAGTTTAGATAGCGATAACTGGTTCTACAAGGAAGCCTATCATACTCTTTTTGGAAACAAGCCGGAAAACAGTTTTTTTCTGCACCGATTACTATTGATGTTTGAAATGATTTATATTTTTCAATAATGCTCTCTAATGAATCTGAAAAGACAACATCCCAAGCGTCTACAAAAACGGTTATTCTTTCTTTTATTTTTCCTTCGGTTATTGCCTTGTGTAAAATTCGTGGCTTATCTGAAAGCCCCGTATATTCTCCCGGCTCTTGCCCCAATACAAGTATCTCGTTATCTCCAACAGATTTGAATAGCTGATGATATGTGTAATACCATTCATGCGGGATGCGGTTTGAAATTGTTACTATTTTATACTCGCTCATTTAAGTATCGGTGTGTTTTTCAAAATATTTATCCTTTCATTTACTCCAAGTCCAGGCAAGTGCAATAGCAAATGCTCCGGCTTCCAATCCCCGTCACTTCCAATTCCTTCTGGATATTCTTTATACAACTCGTACTTTATAGAATTAATCGTAGGGTGGGGTAGAAAACAAATCTGTGGGTCATCTTTAATTGTTCTGATATAGTGGCTCATGGCATCTTGTTCACAATACATTCTTTCTTTTCCTCTTTGATCTAAAGCAAAATCAATAAAATATTCCGACCAATCAGATTTTCTCAAGGCAAAACTTCCTGCATTTATACCATTTGGATAATTACAAATAAACAAATCGTGGTAGTCGTCAAAACAATCTTTTACGTTAATTGTGTGATTCGTTATTAAACAATCCAAATCCAAGTTCCAAACAATTCCGCTTCCTGATTCGAATAGTTTTCTTGTTTCGGCCAATTTTTCATACCCTGCATCACTTTCCCAATTATCATATTCTTTTACAAACAATCCGAACTTCCATCTATCACAATAATTTTGAATAATAGGAAGAACTATTTGTGCGATATTTCGCCAAGCCTTATCGTGTAATATTAATATCGTTAGTCTTGACAATTACAACCTTGCTTTTATTTCTTTCTCAATATATTCCTTACAATATACATCAGGGCGGTACTTGTTTGCATTGTGAACACACTCCAAGTAAACATCAAATAATTCCTTTTTGTTAAGCCACTCAATTATAGTTTCCACCTCTTTACCTATTTCGCTTTTTATACAGTTTTCCCCATGAAGCCATGGATACGCCCATGCAAAATTATCTTCCCAAGTAAGCATACAACAGTTTACCGATGATTCAAGATGCCTGAATGTTTTTCTTCCTGCTCCAAACGGGGCTAATGAAATCTTTGATAGTCCGTTGATGGATAGCAACATTGAAATATCTATTCTTTTGTAATGCGGCATCCACAAACTACACCATTTTTTCCCTTGCTCGTTATTCACAAAGTCTTGAAGGAACATGAAATTATCACAAACTGAATAGCCGTGTTGTGTCGCCCCCTTCCAAATGTCTCCGTGGATTTGTAGTCTTCCTTCGTGGCTTCTTCCCCAAAAAAAGAAGGTATCAAAGATTCTTTTATTAAATTCTTCTCTCGTTTGAATGTTAATTCTATTAATCCAATTAAAATAATCTATTGGAACCACTGCTTCGGTTATATCTTTTTTAAGAAGTTCCCTTTTAAAGTATATGGTTGGAGGATTGTCTGCAACCCACTCATCAAATCTTAGCCATTCAATGCCATCAAAGTGCGGGAAGATTTTCGTGTTCTTACCGAACAAATGTGTCCCTGTTTGTTCGTAAGGCGTGTTCCAATCTAATTCTGTCATATCCAAAAGAACGTAGTCTTTCACCTGCAACAAATCGGTATTAAACTTAAAATTCCGCACCCTTGATATTGGGACTATAGGAATCTTTGGCGAACTAATTTGTTCAGCCATCCTCATAAGAGAACCATCCAAGCCTTCGCCAACATGAGGCGCTATTATCATTTAATTTTCTCCTTATAGTTTTGTTCTGTTAATAATTCGCCATCAAGAAACCAATTCACGCCATTATACAAAATAGTGCAGCCCTCCCTTTTATACGTTGAACTACCCGTTTTTGCCCACCCATTTTGCAATAGGGTTGTAGTAGATAGCAAATTAATTCCGCTATTGCTTCTTAATCTTGCCAATCGCTCAATAGCTGCTTTTTCGTAGAACTTCCCGATATGAAATTCATCTTGCTCTTCTAAATAGTTCTTTACTTCTTGGAGATTGTTTTTATGAACGCATACATTTGTGTAGTCGGCATTATTTCTTTTTGGCTTTTGCGGCTCTGGCATTTTAATTTTAAGAGGTTTTGCAAACATTTGCAAAATATTTCAAATAACAATATTTTAGTTTTCCACATTTGTTAATATAACTTTACTGCTTAGAACCGTTTTTAGTCGAATCCAATATCCATTTTATTTATGGCCGTTACTAATCCTTTTGTACGAATGGGTATGAATTTTTAGTAGCGGCATTTTTATTAACCATGCTTAACATATCTGCAACACGGATTTTAAAAGAGAAAACAGCAGGCTTCGGGAGGAGAAGACAAGACTATTTTGATACAGCCCCATCATCAATATCCTACACAGCAGAGATTGATCCGGGCATAGGTGGTACAAAAGTTTTTTCAAGTGTAGCGGGGTGGACGCCTGACTCTCCTTTTAATTTCCCAACGGCGGCAGGAGACCCATTGCAAACACGAAACGCTAATGATGCAAGCCCGATTACTATGATAGCCGGGTATAATAATGCTGCGAAAAGTTCAGTAGTTATATTGTTAAAAAACGGAGTCATACAACAATCAAAAGCAGTAACCGGCGTATCCCCGCCACAGACATTTGATCCTTTAGCAATAACCAATGGAGATACTGTAACACTAAGAGGGAATTAAGATTCTTTTGCCGGAAGTTTTTTCTGTTGCTCTGAAAGGGAATTTATTTCTTCCATTTTCTCCAAGATTGAATTGATTTTATCTAATTGCTTTGTCATTGTTATTATTTTTTGTTTTGATTCGGTGGAGTGGGAAGTTTCCAGTGGGTTACATGAAATAGATAATCGCCTGCATTACTTCTGAAACGTCTTGCATCGAAATCATAATACCCGCTTTCATAATTGTCAATTGATTCGCTATACAGCCAATAGTAATATTTAGGATTATCCGGCGGGAAGTTTTTACCGTCAACACTTACCCACCCATCATTATCTTGGATGGATTTGAGTTTGGGGATTATGTGCGATAAAACGGTTTTGATTCCTTCCTGAAACGGGTTGGTGGCGGGAGTACATCTGTTTAGATTTTCTTCGGCCTCTTTTATTATATCTGCTAATTCCATTGTAATGATTTTAATGGTAAAAAAACTTTACTATACTACGCATCACACTGCTAAACCGAGCGTCACATGACGTTACGAGACGTTACTTTGCTGGACAGGGCGACACCACGCATGACTTGACATTACTTTGCTTTGCCATGAAAAAATATCTTTGTCGGATTAAAAGAACTTTACTTCGCAAAACTGTGCATTTACGCAACTATGCTGTGCCTTACCAAACACGACTATACATTGCTATACCCCACAAGACAATACTTAATTTTAATAATATTACGGATTAAAAGAACTATACTAAACGCTACTGAGCAAGACACTACGGCACGTCGCCTCACGATACCAGACGGTGCTCCACTCCGCAGAACACCACCATGCTACAATGTTTTTTCTAATGATATTAATTTAAATCTTCCAAAATACCCGTTGTTCGTTGGCCTGTAACTTCCGATGCCTACATAATTCCCGGTTGTTTCAATGAGTTCTGTAATCATTTCCTTTGTCAAAGTTCCGTTATCCAATATCATATCAAACTCGGCTTTCCATGTTGACCATTTAGGGCGGATAACCATTACCCTTGCTTTGACGTTTTTGTTCACGGCTGATCGCTTATCAATTTCATCATACTCCGGCATCGTTATTTCTTCCGGGGAAACTCTCAACACGGCAGCGATAACGCCTTTCATACTTCTTTTGGAATTTCCGACTTTACTTTTCAGATAGCCGCCACCGTTAATGAAAGCGATTCTTAGCTGTTCTGCGGGGATGAAACATTTGTCGGCCTTATTGCGGTAGCAATGAAATTCAGCCCGTACAGCATCTTGCTGATTAACGTCAGGGCGTTCTATAATGTGCTTCCTGTTTTTCTCCCATTCTTCTAACTTTTGGTCATCCATGCGATGCTGCATGTAGGGAGTGATTCCTTCGATTTTAACATTGTAAATCATGTCTTGCAAGTTTAAGATTATACGGCGCAGGGCTGCAAGACACACGGTTTCCCGTTGGGAGGAATCCCACTACGCCGTAAATATGTTTATTGATTTTAAACGTGTCTTGCATATTGTAAATATAAATCATTTCTTGATAAGAGAAAATTTTGATTTAAGAATATTAAACGAATGATGCCGCTTCTGCATATCGTGGTCGGTTAAATCTTCCCACGTTTCTGATAACTCATTCCACAATTCATCCTGCTCCTCAGATACAAACTCATCGAGCCACATAAGAACGCTGAAATCAGTATCGGAGACTTTATCACTCGTACCAATCCAAAGCCAATTATCCCCATCCCAATAAACAGCATCTTTTCGATTATACACTTTAACACTAACTGAATTTTTAGTTGTGTCGGTTTGTTTTTCCGGTGGTCGTTCTGACCAGTTTATCCATTTCATACCTACTTATTTTAATGGTTTATCTGTTAAAGTTTTTTGATTTCTTCTTTCACTTGCTGCCAGTATTCTTTAAACACTTGTCCGACTTCAATATGTTGATTCGGATACGCTGTTTTTTCTGAACCCAATATTTCGTCACAGCATATCGAAACCGCTTTTTTGGTATCTCTTTTATTCAAATGCTCATAACTCACGGGTTCTTCCGAACCTCTATCAAAGTATGCCGCCAACGGGTAAAACTTATCGTAAAGTTCTTTTGCCTTTTCTTTAGGTGTCATTGTCTTTGTATTTACATGTACTTAGAGATTGTTTTCTTTAGCGAACTTTTTAAACCCATATATCCCGGTATAGCCGTCTAAGAAACCAGTGAATGAAGGTTTGTGCCTATCTTGTTCATATTTTTCACCGGCTTCAAACGCTCTTTCAATCAATCCTTTCAACTTCCCAATCTCTGCTTCTTTTTCTTTTAGCTCTGCTTGTCCAAGTAAATAATATTTTTCAGCTGCATGATGATATGCCATAAGTCCTGCAAGGCTGTATTCTTTATGACTAATAACCACATCTGGGTTCAGCGGCTTCCTACAAAATTCCTTTGCTTCCTCGGTAATTTTATCCTTTATCTCTTTTGGTGTATTCATTTTTCAGTTTTATTTTGAGTGTTATTGTACCAAGTGATGAATTGGGTGACCGCTCCCCATACTAATTCTTTAGTTGCAAAAATTCCTAAGTCAAAGAGAACTACGTTAGCATTTTTTAAACTCCACATTGAAATATTTTTGCCGTCATATAGCTTACCTATCTTCTCAACCACCTGCATCAACTTATTCCAGTCATCGTGATAGTTGTGAATGTCTAATGATAACTTCCAAACCTCATTATTCATGTCGGGGTAATTAAACCCGTAGAACTTTGCTATCAAAAAATTCCCTTCAATTATATTATCCATAAGTTTTTTTTGTTTACCAGCTTTTGAAATTCTATTTACTCAACATTTTTTGAACGGTCATGATAATATCGTCCATTTCTGATTTAAGCAAAACCTTATTGTGTTCCTTGCTCATCAAATTAAATAACGGCTGATACCAATAAATTGTTCCGGGCTGCACTATTGTTATAAATCGCTTTTTGCCTCGAATATATTTTACCAACCCTTCATTCTGCAATTCCTTTATCGGGATATATACCGAGCTTGTCGGGCAACCAAAATGTTTGGCGACATCTTCAATCATACATTCTTCTCCCGGCTTATCCTGTATATATTCACGAAGTCTTTCTCTTATTGGAACGCCTTTCGCCATATCAATCTTTTTTAAGTATTAAGGTTGTTATTCTTCCATGCCAAATTCTTCCAAAGTATATCCTTGTTTTTCGATGAAGTCTTTAAAACTATAGTAGTTGCCGGATTCGTTTAAGAAGTCTGTAAACACCCGGATAATTTCTTCGAGTTCTAATTTTTTCTTTGCCATAACTTTTATTTTTGTTGATTAAATAATACTATCGTTGTCTGTTTGTTCGCTATTGGGCTTTTCTGTTCCACAAAATCCATTGCACTCCATTAATGATTCCGGTTGCCTTCCTTTTATCATTGAAATATCTTTCATTAATGGGTAATTAGGATGCGGTAAAAGAAAAACAAGTTCTGATTTGCCATTGTTTCTTTTCTTTGCGTCAACCGATTGATCTTTACAAATGGTCACAGGCTTCCCTTTTTCATTAGTTAAATCATGTTCAATTTTTGCCATTGCTTCAAACCTGTCAGGAAAATCATTCTTGAATTTTTGCCAGTAACCTATGCCGCCCTGAACGCATCCTGTTTTTAAACAGTTATTGTTTGAGTACCCGAGTTTGTAACTGTTCGGTAATTCTACTCCTGCTTTTTGGAGCATCTTTATACAATCTTTTTTATCAAGCAATTCATATATAAGCGGGAATATTGGTTTTGAGTCTGGATAATTTCGTCTCATGTTTTTAGCCCGGTTAATTTCTGAAACATCAAAACCAAAAGCCTGATACGAAAAGATGTTTTTATTCTGGTAATCCTGCCTTACAGCCCTCTTTAATTCCGATGAGCATATTGCGCCAGTTGCGCTATTAAGAGAGAGGAATTTATACCAAACCTCTTGTATGTTATCGTAGTTCTTGTTTGTGATCGTCAAAATTTGTGTGCCAAACCACTTCTCGCAATCAATCCTGAATCGTTCCGTATCGTCATCCTCATTACGAGTGCCTATTAATATGACAGCCACGTTTTCGAGGCCAAACCAATCAATACAAAGTTTACAAGTGATTGCAGAAGTTGCGCCGCCACTCCACCATGCAATAACCGGATTATCCTTATTGATGTTTTTTGTATCAAACATTGTCAATGATATTTTTAACCGCTTCAAGACATTCGTCGGTAATCCCGTTTTTCAAAGCGTACTCAATGCCATACTTACCTGTCAGGTTTATATTAACGTCTTTATAATCTTCTCTCCTATCCTCTCCCGATTCAATAAACCCTTGTATCAACTTGTGATTAAACAGCGTTGACTTTTTCCCGCTATTCCCAAATACAAACCACAATCTTTCCAGCTTTGCTCTCTGGTCGTCTGTTATTGTTACTTTTTTACTCATGTTTAATAGAATTACTTTTTGTCAAACGGAGCGTCGCAAGTAAAGCCCAATCAAGGCTCGTCCCTCTGCTCCATAATTTCAATACCAATACATTTTCTTCTTTCAATCCATGATGCCTAAGTAGGGAATGAAAGGATTACGCTTTCACAAACTCGAAAGACTTTTTCCTTTTTGTTTTCCCGTTTAACATTCTCGAAATAGTTCCTACGTCCGTATTATGTTTTCTTGCTGCTTCCGAATAGGACATTATTTCCCCCGTGCTTACTTCTTTGCATCTTTTTGCGTTCCACATTTTCAATCCCGTTTTACCATAGTTAGGATGATCTTTGCCCCATCTTACTTTCACTAAACCAGTATCAACCGCATGATGCCTATTTTCTGATTGTGTTGCCCATTCGAGATTGGTTATTCTGGGGTCTGATTTAATGCCGTTCTTGTGGTTAATTTCGGGCTTGTTTTCTGGGTTAGGAATGAATATTGTTCCGACCAATCTGTGCAGCGAAACGGTTATCTTGCTGCCGTCGGCACTCATAAGCGTGTAGTATATGTAGTTTACTTTCGTTCTATTTGTAAGAATCTTCTCATTGACAATATACGGATGCCCCTCTTTTATAACCGTTCTCTTTAAAGACTTAATCCGGCTGTGATTGCTTACCTGATAAAAGCCCTCAACGTTTGGAATGTCAACCCAAACCCCTGGATCGTTTTCCGTCAGTCCCAAATAACCATTGTCAAGTAAGAGTTGTTTTATGGTTTAAGATTTTGCTGTTTCAAATTTGCTATGGTAAGTATCTGATACGATAACAGCCGAGCGGGTAACAATGTTGATTGCTTTCCATTTGCTGTTGCCACCAGCGATTGTGCCACGAAACTCGTTTTTAGCTTTGAAACAAAAACAGCCGTCTAAAAATATTGCTTTCATTTTTTCTCTGGCATAGTTCACTATATCATTCTCAAATATGTCTCGTTTCTTCTTATCAGTAAATCCAGTGAATTGATCTTTGCCAATAAGTTTCCACAATTTATTATGAAGCATATTATAAAACCCTTTGCTTCCTTTTTCAATGCTTTCCAAACTCCAAACAGACTGATAAAGTTTGTCGTCCTTTAGTCTTTGAAATGTGTACCTGAATTTTATAATTCTATTTTCCATTACCTATATATTTAAAGTGTTTGCTTGTGACGGGTTATTCAGTTATATCTACATAAGCGGCAAAGACAATTTCACAAAGTATATCCCAAAAATCTTTTGTTATTTCCATACCACTTGCACCGCCGATCACGAACCCTTCCATTTTCCAGTGACTTAATATTTTTCTTTCCTCCTCATTGATTTTATTCGGGTCAAGTTTTTGACTATTCATCATAACGTGCATGATGTATGGCATTAACCTAAGTTCCGTTACCGAAATCTCATACCCAAATTTTCTTGTAGCAATTAACTGAACATATTCGGTTAACTGTCCTCTGCCTTGTTTTTCCTTAATGTCTTTTCCCATTCTTAATTAATTTTAATGATCTGGTTTAAAAAGTTGGCGGCTAGTATTCTCGGTATAAGTGGCTTTCGATTTCTATTTCAAACTCTGATTCTGGAAATAGTTTTTCTCCAAGTTTTGTCAGGCGATCTCTCATTCTAAGCGCAAGCCGTTGCCCCCTATCGCTATAAACAAAAGTCCAGCTTTCATCTACGGTATCATCCTCTTCAATATCTCTTATTAACCCGGTCTCCTTTGTGAATGATTGTAAAAACGCTTCCCATATATCAATAGCGTAACCAACGTAATCGTCGGCATCATTAATTTGCTTATCCTGATTTATCATACATTTAATTTAAACCGCCAATATATTTATAAGAGCTTTTGATGTTACTAATACGTTTCTTGGATGCAGGTTTTTAGAAACTGGATTCTAACCTTCCATCCATCTTGTGTGCGGGGCGGCCACCTATAATCTTTCTTTGCTTCCAACTCAGGGAATAAATCTTCTATAACCCCGCCGAAATAAGCGACAAAATCATCCGGTACAATACCAAGTTTATAATAAATAAGATTACATAATCCGCAATCAAAACTTTTATATTTCTCGGCTTCGGCCAACATTAAAATGTAGGCGGTGTGCCGCTGTTGCTTCGTTAATATCATTCCATCAATTAGTTTCATAACCTTTCCATTTTTTTAAATTACTCCCCCGCAACGAATAGAGGGGTTAGGGGATTAGAGTTTTACGGTTTTTGTTTCACCTTTTAAATAAGAAATAAGCTGCTTGTTTTTTGCTCCTTTCATCAAAATGTATGTTTCTAATGCTGATAAAAACTTATACACCCTATCGTCGTCAATTGTTTTCCCGTTGACGTTCGGAGGTATTTCTTGGAACTCAATTGTGTTTCGTTCCATTGGGCATAAATTCTCAATGCTTCTTTGGCAACATTTTTTTATTAGTTCTATTGCTCTTTCGCTTCGACAGTTTCCAGTCATTTGACCATAAACACATTCGTCGTAGTTTGTTGGACGCAACTTTATAAAACTAAGTTTGTCTATCTCTTCTCCCGTTGCGTGTTTTTTAATAAGAGACGCTTCTTTTTTAACGTCCAATATAAATTGAGATTTAAGATATTTTTTCATGCTGTTTATTTTTAAAAAAATTGAATTGAAATGGTTAGGGGTTGTATTTTTTTATGAAAAATGAATCAATAGGTTCGTTTATCCAATGGCAAACTACTGCAAGCGTCTCAATGTCGGGTGTTTTCCCATTCTCAATTCTGGACAAGGTGGCTGCACTAATTTTTATCTTTTTAGCCGCCGACCTTATATCCAAATCTAAGTCAATAATCCTTTTTGTTTTTACCAACTTGGATAATCTTTCGCTGTCGTATTTTATTTTCATGGCTCAAAAATAGGGAGTTTTAGATATAAAACAACTATTCTTTAAAAAATATTTTGAGATACCAAAGAAACACCCCATATTCGCACAATGGAAGAACAAAATCTAAGTTATTTTGAAAGGTTTCGTAAAATAAAACTTGGGCAGCTACCGAAAGAAGCAGTTCCTAAGCCTAAAAAAAGAATAAACCCTATATCTCCGAAGAAAGCACAAGAGCTAAAGGATGCGAAGCTGGTTGGAAGTGCTGATAGTTTGGATGAATGGTTTGAAGGTATTAAAAATAGACATTGGGGACTACTTAGTTATTGCCCATGTATGGAGTGCGGGTTGGCTATTCCAGTTGATTTTTCTCGTCATGCAACGGCTCATTTATTGCCGAAGAAAATTTTTAAATCTATTTCCACTCACCCACTTAATTATTTAATCCTCGGTGCGGGGTGTGGTTGCCATGACAAGACACACACTATAAGCAAATTTGTGAAAATGAAAATATGGCCTTTGGCAAAGCAAAGAATCTTAGAAATGATGCCCCTCTTACCCGTTGATGAATTGAGAAGGATTTCTAACCAGATGTTGATTGCTTTGGATATGACTGAAAAATAAAAGCTCCGGGGGTGTGGTGGATATTAACAGGCGTGTAGAACTTTTTCGGCATAGTGGGGAAAAGTTTGCAAGAAAAAATTAGGTGGTTTGAAAATTAGTTTAAACATTCGTATCGCAAAATTTAATTTCATGGTTAATAAAATATTTTATATACTTGGGATAGTAACCCAGTTTTCAATTTCCATAAATTGAATTTTGCAGCCGTTCCCGGTTCTCCGGGGGCGGTTTTTTTATTACAAGCAACCAAATAAAATATCAAATGAGAAATGGCAATATTTAGAAAAGTCCATGTCCAATTTTGGGGAGACATATTTATCCAATCCTTGACACCGGAGCAAAAGTTTTTTTTCTTGTACCTACTGACAAACGAGAAAACAAAGCAATGCGGAATCTATGAGATCACTACCCGTCAAATATCCTACGATACAGGGTACAATGTGGAAACCATAAACAAACTCATTGACTTCTTTACTGACTCAAAAAAAATACTTTATTCAAGGGATTCTAATGAAATGGCTATTAAAAATTGGGAAAGGTATAATGGGAGTAGAAGTCCAGACGTTCAAAACCTTGTAAATAAAGAACTTAAACTTGTAAAAAACCAAAAACTAACAGAGTGGGTACAGAGTGGTAGCAGAGTGGGTGGACAGTCTAAAAAGTCCTTACGGGAAGAACCAGAACCAGAAGAAGAACAAGAAAGAGAACCAGAACCAGAAGAAGAAATCGGTAGTAAAAAAGTCAAAGAAATCGCAAATGAAGTTTGGAAAGATGAAGATTGGAAGAATAGTGTTTGTATTGGATTGAATTTAACAACAGAGGAATTAAAAAAGTGGTTAGCCCTTTTTAATTCAAGTGTCGCTACCACTAAGGATAAAAAGTTTGATAAATCGGCGTACAAAAGAATGAGTAGGGGTTGGATTTATAACAAACAAGCAAAAGGAGAAAAGGTGGAAACCGGAATAACAAGGAAATCGGATTCAGCACCATTAAAAAAGTTAAATCCATGATGGAGTTTAAAAAAGGAATACACTTCTCACAAGAATTAGAATCTGCAATACTTGGGGCTTGTTTATTAGAGAAAGAGGCATTAGGAAGAATTTATGGAACTATTGAGGAAGAATGTTTTTATTTCGAAAGCCATAAGACTGTTTTTGCCGTATTGAAAAAAATGTATCAGGAAGGAATAATGATTGATATTTTAACGGTTTCTGATTATTTACTTCGTGTTAAAAAAGTTGAAATATTGCAGAATTACGATGTTATTTACTTCATTACATCATTGACAAATTGGGTTGTTAGCACAGCGCATTTAGAATTTCACTCTTACATCATCAAGCAAATGTGGATGGAAAGAGAAGTTATGCGGCTTACGTTAGGGGGCGTTCAGGGAGATAATGTTCAAGAACAAATAAAAACCATCAATCAAAAACTTCAATCACTCCAACAAAAAGCAACCGAACATGATTGGCAGGATATGACGCAGCTTATGGTGGATTTGTATAGGCATCAGGAAGAAATGAAATTGACAAAAGGAATTGGTAAACCAAGCGGAATTGGTTCTTTGGATAGGGAGAACGGCGGCTTTCAGAACGGACAACTTATAGTGGTTGGAGCAAGGCCATCAATGGGAAAATCTGCACTTGTTTCAGGGATGGCTATTGAAATGGCAAAAAGAAATTCAACCATAGGAATTGTTTCATTAGAAATGTCAAACACGGAAATAGCAGCAAGGTTAGCTGCTTATGATACCGATACGGATTTTAATGTGGTTTATCGTGGACTTTACAAAGACATGGAAGAAACTCATAGGTTGTATAACAAGATTGGTAATTCAACCTCAACACTCCCAATTTATGTAACCGATAAAACCAAAGTAAATATTCCAGAGATAAGAGCGAAGGCAGAAAAATTAAAAGCACTTCATGGTCTGGATTGTTTGATGATTGACTACTTGCAATTAGTTTCAGCCATTGGTGGAAGCTATACAAAGAACCGGGAAAATGAAATTGCAGAAATGAGCCGGGGCTGTAAAATAATGGCGAAAGAAATGAATATCCCCGTAATACTTCTTTGCCAATTAAACCGGGAAGTAACCAAGAGAAAGGGTGGTGACAGATACCCGCAACTAAGCGATCTAAGAGAATCAGGGGCAATAGAACAGGATGCAGATGTTGTAATGTTTTTGCATAGGGATTACTTAATGGGAATTGAAGTTGATGAAAACGGAACAAGTACAGAGAAGCAAGCGGATTTGGTGGTAAGAAAATGGAGAAACGGGAAAAGCAATTTCATTATTCCATTGGATTTTGACCCGCCAAAAATGAAGTTCACAGAAAGAACCGGACAACCAAAATTCACCCATGCAGCACCAAGCCCTTACGAAAAAGATGATAAAGAAGAAATGCCATTTTAATTATGATAATACCAAACTTAATAGCACTTGAATATTCAGTAAGCCAAAATTGCTTTCATATTCAAACATTAAAAGAAACAATTCAAGAAAACATGATGAACGCTTTTAACAGAGGGAACAATGATTATGTGTTATTAGCCGTTTTCGAGAATGAATTAGATGCTCATGATTTTTCCGAAAAGTTCAGGGCTGCAATGGACGAACAAAACAGAAAAGATGTTAATAAACTTATCAACGACATTTTAAATAGCAGCGAATGACGCCCTCCGAAAAACAAGAGTATTTGGATAACCTGAAAATTCTATGCTGCGTTGTTGGATTTTTAAAAAGTAATGGAGAACTTGATGGAGCAATAGTTTTAGATATGGAAAGTTTGGAAAAAATAAAAAAGAAGTTCGATAGATATAAAGTATTTTTTATTGATAAATTGGGAACACCATGAATCATAAATGGAAAGATAATGTTTGTGTGAATTGTGGAATTGAAAGAACAAAGAAAGATTATCGTCAAGTTGTAAGCACTTATTCAAAGTTGGGAAATGATGGATGCTTTCATGATGTTCCGGTTTACAGATATGGCAAAGCATGGTGTTATGGAAGACCACATGAATTAGATAAAGATGTTATTGTTACTATTGGATTTGAAAGACCAAGTTGTAAAAAATGATTGTTATGCCAGTAAGGATTCAAAGAAAAAGAACGAAGGGCTGGAAGATGCCGGATAATACTGTTTATGTTGGCAGGCCAACTAAATATGGAAATGAATGGACAATAAAAGCAGGAAGGACAAGGGAAGATTGCGTGGCTATGTACGAAAGAACAATCAATGCTTATAAGCCAGAGGTAATTGAAGAAATTAAAAAAGAACTTGGTGGGAAAGATTTAGCGTGTTGGTGTCCTTTGACGTTGCCATGTCATGCAGATATTCTTTTAAAAGTTGCTAATTCCTAAAACTAAAACAACAATGAGTGACGAAAATAAAAATTTGGTTGAACCTGATTGGGATGACCGGGAATTTGAAGATGATGACGATAATGAACCAGACGAATATGATTACTACTATTGCTATGGGTGTTTCTTTTCAAGTGTTAGGGATTATGGTGGATGGGGATGCCCTCATTGTGGAGCAATAATGTCGGGAGAGTATTATTAAAATAATTTTTTATGGCTATAAAGAAGAAAGATGGCGGTAGGGTTCCAAGAGGACGCTTTTTGATTGCCTTCGATAATAACGGGATTCATATAAGAAAAACCGTTTGTGTAACTCATCATGGAGAAAACGGGGAAGTGTCCTACGATGCGAAACCATTGTACAGTTTAAAAAATCAAGAGATTAAAAAGCAGATTATTAAATTAATCACCAAACCAAAACAACCATAATTTATGAAATGGATAGTACGACTTGAAATCACAGTAAATGAAAGCAAAGAACAGGGGCTTTCTATGATGAACAACGATGGAACGGAAACCTTTTGTAAGCACGGTACTATTTGGAGATTGCCAAAAGCAATAAATTTTTACAAGACAAAGTACGGGACTATAAAATGGAAGGCTGTTTTGTTTCCGAGGCTTCATTCTTTCTTTACTTTTTTTATGAAGCAGAATGATTACTTGTTTCCACCAAAAGGAGAAGACCCAGAGGGCTACCCATTTAAGAAACCGCATTTATGGAAAACACGAATTGGATTTAAAACAGCATGGGATTTGTCAAGGTAATATAAACTTTTAAATTCAACAACCATGAGTGATGCCTAAAAAACTAACCGACGATAAAATAAACGAGTTACGAGAGTTCTGCCGAACAAATACTAAAAGCGACGCACGAACTAAATTTGGGTATTCCAAAGGGCTTGTTTGGAAATATACAAGGGATATTTATACCGTTAGCGAAGAAGATGAAAAATATTTAAGCGAGTATTTGGGTGAATGGAGGCCAATTCCAAGTTTAAAAGGAACATATATGGCTAATGAAGTCGGCAGGATTATTAGTGTCGAAAGAAGAATTTTCTATAAAAATGGAACAAGCAGATTAATACCAAAAAAGTTGTTGGGTGTGTATTTAAACACTCATGGATATTATACAGTAAGCGTTAAAGGAAAGCGGAAGGCAGTTCATAGATTGGTTGCCGAAGTTTTTATCCCGAACCCAGAAAAAAAGCCATGTATAAATCATAAAAACGGCATCGAAATCATACAAGAAACATAACTTTTAAATATGAAAAGCAGCACAATATTGCACGAAAGAGAGACAACCGCCGAAACAGAGGCGTGGCTTAAAGCCAATGGAGAAAAACTAAACAACCAGTGTATAATGGTTTTAAAACTTCTCTATTCTGTTCCGGGAAAAAAATATACAGCTAAAATGGTAAATGATATTTTGGATATAGCTGATGGAGGAAGACGTTTAAGAAATTTATTTGCTTTCAGAAACGACGTTAAAAGAGAATGGGGCGAACACGGTAAATATTATTGGCTGGAAATTCCCAATCGTCACCCAACCAAAAAGATTTAACCCGATGGTACGATGAAGCAAAAGAAACTGGCAAAGTAATTTTTATGGAACAGAAACTTTTTGATTAAATTTAATAAACCAATCCACCATGACACCGAGAAGTACACCGCAAGAGGCTTATGTTTGGGTATGTAATGTTCTTCATTCGTGTGAGAATGATTTTCATTTTGAGAGTGCTGGAATTTTAATAGAATTATTCAGAAGAAAATATCCAGATGAGCGGGAGCGAAAGCAGATGCTGACTGATTTACTTTACGATAAGATACAAGATAAGAACCCACCATTAAAACGCACCCACGAAGCATGAATACCGTAGACCAACAACTTGAAACATTCAGAATAAATTTCCCGTTGACAAGGGTTAGGGTTGAGGAAAATTATATGACGTATCGTGTGAGAAGAGGGCTGGCAAAAAGTTTATCGCAGGACGCAAATGAATTAATAAAAAGATTGGATTTGGATTTAGTTGCACTTCCAACGCCTTTGTCAGCCGATGATTCGATAGTCATTCAACCTCAATGGATGCAATTATGAAGTTGGAAGGGAGACATCTTGTAAAGCAAGTTGATGAAAAGGTATGGGAAAAATATTTGATTAAAGAAACAGAGATACCAGAGGACAAACAAAATAAAAAAAGATTTGTGTATATGACAAACGAACACAAGACCGAGATCGTAGAACCAACAATTTGTAAGACCTTTGGTTGTGGCAGAACCCTTTCATCAAAAGAAACTCTTTATAGTGAGCATTGTTATAAACATCAAAAATATTTCGGAAATCCAGAGTAAAATTTAGAAATGTGTATTTATGATTAGAACGTATAAAAGGAAGTTAATTATAAATAAAGAACAAGAGAAAAGAATTAACTCTTGGATTGGGGCTTGTCGGTGTGTGTATAATATGTCTCTTGAAATTCAGATTTCTGCAAAAAAGGCTGGATTTCCGTATGTTAACAAGTATGAGCTTATGCGTCAACTAACTACCATCAAGGACATAGCATGGATTTCAGACGTGCCGTCTCAATCTCTTCAAAACGCCGTCGAAAGATTAGATAGGTCATATAAATCCTTCTTTGGTGGTGGTGGATTTCCAAAGTTTGCAGCCAAACGAAAATATAAATCCATACTTATAAAATCAATTAAAATAACTAACGGTATTGTGACTGTTCCTAAAATAGGCAGCGTAAAATTTTTCAAAGACTCTGAAATAATAGGTATACCAAAAACAGCAACTATAAAAAAAGAGCCAACGGGCTATTTCATTTGTATCGTATGCGACAATGTCCCAAAAAAGTTTGATAGCGAGAACCAAACTATCGGACTGGACATGGGCTTGTCGCATTTTTGTGTTGATAGTAATGGAGGGTTTATTTCCAATCCCAAGCACTTCAAAAAATATGAGCGTCAATTACGAATCGAAAACAGGTCTTTGGCTCGAAAAAAGAAAGGCTCTAACAGTTGGAAGAAACAAGCTAAACGTTTGTCGTTGCTGCATCACAAAATAGGAAACGTTCGAAGGGATTTTCTGCACAAGGAAAGCACAAGGATCGCTAAGTCCAATTCAATCGTCTGTTTGGAAGACTTGAATATTGTAGGGATGGCAAGAAACGGCAACCTTTCCAAGCACATTCTTGATGCGGGTTGGGGATTATTCAGAACAATGCTTGAATATAAAACAGCCGTTGTTCGGGTAAATCCAAAGCACACTTCCCAAGCCTGCTCAAAATGCGGCCACGTTGATTCTGTAAGCCGTTTAAGCCAGTCAAATTTCACCTGTACCAATTGTGGTCATTCAGAAAATGCGGACGTAAATGCCGCTAAAAACATATTACGCAAGGGCATTGCGTTAGGTCGCCAACGTGAGCCAACAGGCTGTGCGTTGACTTTAAATCTTTAAAAGAAGTATGTCAGTAATCATTCATCAATAAAAAATCAATTTTATGTACACAAGTAATCTCGCTTCTCAAGAAGTAGAAAAACAACCGTCAGAAATTAAAAATCTCTTTATTATGTTGCAAGACCAAAATGAAAGATTCTTTCAATTAATATCTGGATTTGAAAACATTGGAAACAAGTTAAAGAGTAATAACGACGCAAAAGAATCAGCATTGAATCAACCCAAACCTATTTCTAATGGATTAATTTATGACATTGGAGAGCAAATAGACAGATATAGGCAGTTGAATAATCGTTTGGACGAACTTGGAAATAAATTCAATTCACTCATTTAAACATTAAACATCATGGCAACTAAAAAAATGTCAGCTACAAAGAAAAAGAAATCCAAAAAGATGGATAGAAAACTTCAAAGTAATCAAAAGCATGAGATTAAGCATACGGCTAAGGTTACTGGAAAATCTCAAAAGGCAGTTCGTGCCGCCAAAGCAAAAGTTGGAAGAAGTCGCAAAGCGGTAATCAATGAACTTAAAAAATCCTAACCATCATGCACATAGTACGAAAATATCCAGCAAGCGGATGCCTTGCAAAAATAGTCGTCCTCGGTATTGTTGCTTTGCTTTTGTGGTGTAACAAGGGATTTGGGCAAACGGGAAGATTGGTAGCAGATACTTTAAATAAAAAACTTGATACCATTTACTTCAAAGGAATTATGTATTGGGATTTTAGTAAGGGAGCAACGACAAAAATAGATTCAGGATATGCTATTGTAAAAACAGCCCCAATGGTTTTTATTGGAGAAAATAATGTAAAAGCAAGAACAGATCAGGTAGCAACCCTTGAAGAAAAATGGTTCATATTACCAAAGAGAACATCCATTGAAGGGAGACATATTATTTCTGCTTTGAGAAAAGAATAACCAAAACCAACTGCTATTTTTTTTCATTTAATAGTTAGTTTTTGACAAGTCCCTGAATATTCCTGTTTAGGGGCTTTTTTTGTTTTTGTTAATCAGCTTTTATTTAGCCATCTTTTGAATTACTATCATCGTCTGTTGTGTCACTCACTGCATCGTTCTGATCGCTATTCGGCTTCGTTTCGTGAATATGTTTGATAAGTGAATTAATTTGGTCGCCGTTTTTCCTTATGGTTTCAAGTTTTCCCTGATGTAATTGTAATTCCGTTATTAACGAGGATAGCATTTCCGGCGAAACAATAAGTCTTATCTCGTTCAATTTTGCTTCGGTAGTTAAATTCTACTTCCCCCATTTATAATTCTTGCCGTCAGTATGGATAATCACAAGTTCTAATCTCGGACTAACCGAAAACGTTTTGCCGTCCTCTGGGATAGAGAACATACAGTTTGACCTAATTGATAAGAGTTCTTTCATGTATAAGTTTTTTTAAAATAGAATTAAAATATTAGTTAAACCCACGATGCTCAAGATGTTCGTGATTGATATTCGGCAACAAATTTATCTGCTGCTGATTTTGGTAATTTCAATATCCATATTTTATGTTCTTGCGGATCGTATTTTGCTTCTACTTTTTGATACGGGTCGATACCGCCAACATAGTTATAGGTTACATATTCCAACCTAATTGGTATGTCAACCATTTCTTCTTCGCAAACTTCCGGCAATGTTGGCTGTAATATTTTAGGTAGTATTGTTGCCGCAATTCCTAAAACGATATTTCTTAAAAAAGTGTTTCTATTCATATTCATTAATTTTTTCAAACCGCAAACCGAGATACCCAAGAGGCTTATGCCGATACGCTTTTTATAAATCCTCTATGTTCTTTTAACGTTAATAGATTCCCTGTTTGCTGATAAATTTGCTGCGACCTGTGGAATAAGACAACGTTAATGGCTGCTGCTAAATTCAAACAATGCTGAGTTGGTATCTTAACGAACCTGTGGCAATGTTGAAGGATTGACCTATCTAACCCACCATCTTCCGGCCCAAAAATATACATAGCGTTTTCGGGGTGAACAAAGTCAAGCAAACATTCTGCGTCCTCTAACAATTCAACCGCAACGGGAGTATAACCTTCGAGAATAATGTTTTTAAATTTATCGGTTCTTATCCTTTCAACGTCATAATAACCCTTCATCCTTTCTTCTCTTGGTAATCTGTATTGCGAAAGTTCAGGATCATTTTTCCATTCATCCTGATGCGGCACACGGTTGCCCGACCAAATAAGTTTATTTACGCCCCAACAAGAGCAAGCCCTTATCGCCGCCCCTACATTCTGCCGATACTTTGGATTCGTTAATGCTATTGCTACTTTCATATAAACATTTTTTAATTTCAAAAAACAATCCCCACCGAGATACCCAAGACTACGGGGCTAATCTTGTGGTTGATATTTATGAATGGTGCTTGTAATTAAATTTATATCGGCTAATACCGTTTCGTATGCTGATTTATATTGATTCAATTGGGCGGTTAATGATTTGATTGCGCCCTCGTAAAAGACCTCTGATTTTTTAAAGGCCACGCTGCTCCCAATCATGAAACTTTCTTTGTTTGAGGCTTCCGCATACCCAACGGTGTCTTTAACTGATTCCCTTATTTGCTTTGTAATTTCCATAAAATCTATTTTTTAATTTTCAAAAAACCACCCGCCAAGACTACGGGCTTAGGGTTTGTGAATTAATTTTTGTTTTGTCAAGGGCAAGACCAGCTTCAATTAATCCGAATAGGTCAAAGTGTTTTGATAAGAGATAGCGGGTAATCTCATGTTGGTTTCTCATTGGTAAGCTATGCGCCCCATCTTCTCTGCAATAGAAAGAGTAACAACTAAAGTCTTTATATATTTCAACCATCAGATTTTCTATTTTATCCGCAAACACAGCCCCTTTAAACCTTACCCTTACTAATTCTGCCGCATCTTCATACATTTTAGCATCGTATGGTTGGAATGAAAATACATAATCAGTTCCGTTGGGTGAGTATATCAGTTTTGCGACACACACAGCCACTTCCTCTGTCATATCTGATAAGGGGCGAAGGATTGGTGTTGGATTTCGCCAAACTGTTCTGTATAATTCAGACAAGGCGTGTGCATCTATTGCAGTTTCTCTCGGCTTGCTCCAATTATACCCCTCATGGTCAATAATTTCAACCAGCATTTTCGCACCCAAATACAAGTGTAAATAATCTTTAATTTCCTTATTCATAAAAACAATTTTTTAATTTTCAAAAACTCCAAGAGTGCAGGCTACTTTAGTTTTTCAGGTAAGTCTTTTTTCTTCCAAATTTGTTTTTCTCCAATAAAATCTGGGTGGTTTAAAAACTTGGAATGACAGCAATAGCCACCGCCTGTTTCTCTTTGGTCAAATTCTACCCAATCAAACCACCCTTTAGTTTTAGAACGAGTCCATAATCTACCATTCCTTTCTAAGATTGCAATAGGCCATCTTTTATATTTTTCAAGTACCATTACCTTTCAACTTTTCATTAATTATAATTTGAACATATTACACTGATATACTCATGGTGGATGCTATTTCTTCTATTTTCATTCCGTTTCTAAAAAACCCGATTATCATTGCCTTTTCGTTATCTGTCATTAACGCCTCATTGTTTAAGTCCCTGAATTTGTTCTTGGATTTCATCTATTCTCATGGATTGGTTTAAAATAAAGATTTTTGGATTACCCGCCATTGGACTTTTTTCTGCCTTTATTTTATCAATCTGTTTTTCAAGTTCGGAAATTTTTGCCGTTTTTTGTTCTTTGGTCAGTATTGGGACTTCGGATATTGGTTCGTCCTTTCCCCAAGTTTTTTCTAAAGAACTTTCAGATGCCGCCATGCCTTGTTGAGTTAGTTCTTTGTCCGATAAATCAGTAACAACAACTACTTTTTTTTTCTTTTCACCCTTCTTTAATCTAACGCCTTTAGGAGCGTTTAAATCAGGTATTTTTTGACCCTTACTTTTTGCCAACAAAATAAATTCAGGTCGTTTATGGGCAGCTTTAATACGTGCTAATGCGGTTCGACAAGCAGGGCTGCAAGTTTTGGCCGCAGCCGTTCCTTTAAACCCGTTTCCACACACCACACATATCTTATCTGTTTTTCGTGATTCCTTTTTCATAGTAACGATAATGTAACACTTTTGTAACGCAAATGTAACGATAACTAAACGGTATTTCCAAATTTTAGTTATTTTTCGTCCGAAATCTTCCCTCCCTCATCCAACAATCCTTTCCCAACGATAAAGTAATAAAAGGGGACAAGAGAAGCCCCCCCCCCCCAACCAGAACAACATTCAAGCCTTCAATAAAAATCCACCTCACAGCCATTTGCAGCCTCACCACAGCCATTTCTCCCATTCAAACAACATAAGCGAAGCAATTCCCTTACATAGCCAGCAATCGCCTCAGAATAGATCACAGAACTACTTTCAAAGCCAA